GACCGCGTGGCAAACCTTGTCGGCTACGACCTTGTGGACCGCTACGTAGCTCCGAATAGCGAGAGCCGCACCACGGTTGACGATAAGCTGGCTGTGCTCGAAAACGCTGCACTTGTGGCTGGCACGCCAGTGGACGCACTCTCCAACGAGGCTCATATCCCGCATCTGCGGAGGCACATGGAATGGCTTGCTCAAACCGCCAACCAGATCGAGTCCGGCGCAGTAGATATTGTGCAGGTAGTGGAACCCATGTTCCGTGTCCACGCTCACGCGACCCAACATGTTGTCATGGGAGGCGCTGACCCAGCAATCACACAGGCTGTTGCTGGTTTCCGCCAACAGCTCCAGCAGTATGGTGAGTTCATCTACAACGGACAGGAAAAACTGCGGAAGCTTCAGAAGCTGCAAGCCGAACAGGGGGTTGCAGAAGCCAACCAACCGACGGGACTCTCTCCTGAAATGGAGAAAAAGCTTGCGGAGCACAACCTCCAGCTGAAAATGGAGCAGGAAAAACATGAGTTGAAAATGCGTTTGCAGGTTGCAGAAGCTAACCAAAAGCGCATGCTTGTGGATGCCGATGCCCGGGCCAAGCAGGCCCGCCTCGGAATCCTTCCCTAACATCAAATGGACATCATCAAATGGACACGGCATCCGACCCATGCCGCCACTCTTCAGGAGTTCCTTAACTCCTCATGCGGAACTGACGCCTTGACAGTTCTCCGCCAAATGACGGTGTTGCAGCGTGCAACACCCGAAACAACCCCCACGCAGCTGGCAAACGACCACCAGTTCAATGCTGGTTTCCAAGCTTGCTTGGTTGCTATGAGGAATTTGGTGAACCTCAATCCAGATCATCTTGCCAAACTGGAGCGTGCGCGTGAGATCAACCAGACGCCTTCGTGGGACTGGGTGACCAAAACTGATTTTAGCCCCGCCCCTATTGAAAAGTCTAAGCCTTCGAGCACTAGAAAACCTCGCGCTAAAAAGTAACCTACTAACCTACCTGATACCCTATGGACCCTACCGCCGCCCCCGCTACCGAAGCCCCTGCCTCTACCGCCCCCGCCACTGAAGCCCCTGCCGCCCCTTCGTTGAGCAGCAGTGAGTCTGTCCCTATGCTTGGACGGCTCGACGCCCTCTTTGGTCAAGCTCCTGAACCTGCGGCAGCCGATCCTGCCCCTGCTGAAACCCCAGACCCTTCTGACCCCGCTCCTGCCGCCGCTGCTGCGGCAGACCCCGCTGCCGGAGAAGACGACCCAACTCCCACTGGGTTGACTGACAAAGGTAAAGTTGCTTGGGGCACGCTTCGCAAGCAGCTTAAAGAAGCCAAGGCTGCCCATACAGCTGCCCAAAAAGAGCTGGAGGAACTCCGTGCTACGGCCAAGCCAGCTGAACTTTCGACCTTGGAACAAGAGCTGGCCTCTGCCAAAGAGCGCCTTTCCAAGTATGAGGGGGAGCTTTCAGTTTCTCGACTGGAAGCTACTCAGGAGTATCAAGATGCTGTCGTGGCTCCCGTCAACGCCCTTCGGAATATGGTCTCAACGCTGGGATCTACCTATGAGCTTGACTCGGATAAGCTGTTTGACGCTGTGGTGGAAAATGATCCCAAAATTCGTGTCAAAAAACTGGCGGCTCTTGCCGAGCCGATGCTTGAGCCTGACCGCCTGCGTCTCTACAAGGCCGCGGAAGACTTTGACCACGTCTTTGCTGTCAAGACCCAGATGGAAACCAATGCCAGCGAAACCCTCAAAAAGATTGAGGCAGACCGTACAGCGGCTTCCCGGGCTGCCGAAGTTGCTCGACTAGCCCAGCGGAAGGTTGCAGAAGACCAGACATGGAAACTTCTGGAAGACCGCACCCCCATCCTGAAAGACGCTACCATTGCTGCTGAAGTTCGGCGCATCGCCGCTACGGCTGACCTTCAGGGCACAGACCCTACTCTGGTGGCTTACTCTGCGTTTGCAGGGGCGGCACTCCCCAAAGTTGTGGCGGCTCATCGTGAAGCCCTAACTGAGATTGAGAATCTCAAAGGGCAGATTGCCGCTCTGACTGGAGCATCCCCCGGAGGGAACCATGGTGACGGAGGTGGGTCTCCATTGACAGCAGCCCCCGCAGCCAAGCCGGGGAGCTTCCTTGACGCGATTGAGTCTCGTTTTTCTGGAAAAGCCGCTTGACGTTATAGCCATTGTATGGTGGAATTGCGTTGAGGTTGTCGGCCTTCTAAAAACCGATGTAGTTAGTTTATTGAGCACGCTCCCCCATTGGCTCGTGGGAATCCTCGGTTCTGCTAAAGCAGCGCCTCACGTGTAACCTTTTTCTCAATTCTCACTATGTCTCTCGGTGATTTCAGTCTCGACAACGTCAACTCTATCCTTGTGGCCGAAGCCGGTCGCATCTCGGATGACATCCATCAAAAAGTCATCAACGCCAGCGCTTGGATTAAGCTCGCCCCCCGCTCTCAGTTCCCTGAAGAAATGGGTGACTCAATCAACGTCCTTACTTGGGACCGCGCATTGCCTTCCAGTGGCCTGACATGGAGTGCTATCTCCAACCAAGCCGCAGGCACCACCACGAGCTGCGTGCCTTCTCCCGGCAACATCTCTTTTGGCAAGACAGTCCGCTCCTACGGCCTTCAAGGAGCAGCGCTTCAGTCGCCAAAAATCTGCGTCAATGACCTGCGATTTGCCGCCAAGCGCAAAGACCAGCTCACTGCGATGTTCAACATCCTCAAGTACAACACCCAGTGGGCTTGGGAAAACCACTACCGTGACAAGTACACCGAGCTCGCTGAGCACAAGCTCACCATCGTGGCTGGTATGTCCTCGGTCGAAGGCGACCCAGATGAGTTCACCATCCCAGCGGATGTCACCAAGATCGGTAAGATCAATCAGGCTGTGCTTGATAAGATCTATCTGCGTAACCTGCGTGAAGGTGTGGAGCCTTGGGGTATGGAAAATGGTCGTCCAGTTTATGCTGTCATGTGCTCCCCTGAAGCACAGGAGCAGCTTCTGTTCGGCCTTGGTGTGCAGAACATCCGCGAAGACTTCCGCTATTCCAGCCGGGTCAATGAGCTTCTGGCTCCCCTCGGTGTGGAGCGCTCCTACAAGGGCTGGTACCACCTCATGGATATGTTCCCCAAGCGCCACAACATCGCTGACGGTGACTGGGTCGAGGTCCTTCCCTTCGTTGAGGAAGCGGCTACCTCTGGCAACCGCTGGGTGTTGAACCCCGCATACGAGACCGCTCTGTATGAAGACGCTGTCGTCTTCTGCCGTGAGGCTTGCGAGTTCCAAGTGCCGAAGCCACTCACCAACCCCGGTGCTGGCATCAAGTTCGACCCAGTTTCCTACATGGGCGAGTTCCGCTGGAGCAACATCCTGCACGAAACCGACAACCCGGACGGCACCATCGGTCGCTTCCGCGGTGTGTTCCAGTGCGCTACCAAGCCCCTCCAGCCGGATGTGGCCACGGTTGTTCGCTTCCGCCGCTGCGGCCCGGTCCTTAGCGTCACGGATTGTGACGGTGAGCTGATCGAAGCCTAATCAAACCCAAACCTTGAGCCCGGGGCTTCACCGCCCCGGGCTCTTCCCTCCTGAACATGAAAATCTCTATCTCAGTCCCTGAAGGTTTGGAACTCCCTGAAGACGCTCAGGAAGGGTCCACATTTGACCTCGTCGCCAACTGCAAGCTGGAAAACGGCATGCTCATCATCGAAGCCATTGAAGGCGTCCCCGTCGCTCAAGAAAGCGAAGAAGGTGAAGAAGAGGGCGAAGAAGAAGGTGAAGAAGAGGGCGAAAGTGAAAAGGTTGGCCCCGATGAAAATGGTATGGTCATGGCCCCCAGCCGTCAAAGTTTCCTCGCCGCAGTTGAAGAAAAGCTCAAATCTGTCGCCTGATTATGCTTATACATGACGCCCATGGAATTGTCGTTGAAGCCGAAGCTAAGGTGTCTCAGATACCTGCGGCCTCACTCCCCTTTGGGGCAGATTATTGCAGTCTGAGTTGGACTGACGGTAAAGTGACTCAGATGGTGTACAAAAAGGGAGGCTCTGGCGGAACAACTGTTGCGACTCTTACTTTTGGTTACACGGGCGATAACGTCACTTCCATCACCAAGTCATGACTTTCAACCCATTCACAGGAACTCTTGAATTAGGTGGCGGGGGTTCCCCCGGACCAACGGGCCCTACCGGGCCTACTGGACCCACTGGGCCAGCAGGAACCCCCGGCGACCCCGGTGGCCCTCCCGGACCTACTGGCTCTCCCGGACCCCCCGGCCCAACAGGTTCCGATGGCCCTACTGGGCCAACCGGACCCACAGGACCCACAGGAGACCCCGGACCAACTGGACCTACGGGACCAACTGGCGACCCCGGTGGCCCTCCCGGACCTCCCGGCCCTTCTGGCCCGACAGGTCCCGACGGCCTTCCCGGTCTCCCCGGACCAGCGGGTCCTCCGGGTTCCGACGGCCCTACTGGACCCGTAGGCCCCACTGGACCTACTGGCGACCCCGGTGGCCCTCCCGGTCCTACTGGTCCTCCCGGCCCAACAGGTCCCGACGGTCCTACTGGACCCACAGGCCCCACAGGCCCAACAGGTGACCCCGGCCCCAAAGACTCCGTTGTGTCCACGTCCGAAGGTATCTATGCCTTTGCCGTGACCGAAGGTGCGCGTCCTTGGTTCCTCGACATCGTTCCTGCTGGTGATGGTCTGGAGAAGAAATACTCCGCCGCTATCAGTGAGGAGACTGCACGCTTTAGAAGTGCTTGCGGAAAGTTTGACCTTGTATTCGGCATCCAAGCGGCTTATCCAGACTGGCGTCTGCCTTCCAAGACGGAAGAACAGATGCGAGCAGCAAAACAATTCTGGAATCAAGCCTTTGTATGACCTCATGGTGGCAACTTTTTGGTAAAGCACTCTCCGAAGAAGAATGTTCGACTCTCGTCAAATACGGGCTTACGCATAGGCCAGTTCAAGCGACGGTTGGGCACGGCGGAAAATCAGTAGTGGACGACCATTTGCGACGCTCCACTGTTCGATGGCTCAGCCGTTCCGACCCGACCTTGAGCTGGTTCTACGACCGTATCGAGAAGCTGGCACTCCAAGCCAATGCGAATGCTTTTGGCTTCGATGTAAGGGGCTTCCACGAAGTTCAATTCACCGAGTACAACGCAGACAACTCTGGCGGCTATGGATGGCACGAAGATTTGAACTGGCTCAAAGCGACCCCGTTTGATCGCAAGATGAGCATGGTCATTCAGTTATCGAAACCCGATGACTACACAGGCGGTAAGTTGGAGTTTGCCAGTGACCCGCTCGCAGAAGGGCAGTTTGTCAACCAAGGCGACGTGATCTTCTTCCCGTCGTTCAACCGCCATCGCGTGACTCCCGTAAAGTTGGGCGTTCGCTACTCTTTGGTGACTTGGTTTATCGGCCCGAAGTTCCGTTGATTGCCGCCAAAAGTGGCTTGATTTTTAGGGACTTTCTTCGATTAGTTGGGCGCTTTCATCCTTAATGAAAACGCTCACTCTTCACCCTTCACCCAGCAAATGTGCCGCAGCAAAAAGCTGCGGGGCTTAACCTACCAAAACTACCATGGGAGAAAGTCTCGAAGATGAACTGGACAGGCTGCGTCGGGAACGCGACAGCCGCCTGCATACGGACTTAGCTAAGCTCGCTCAGAGTATTGACCACCTAGCAGCCCGTGTAAGTTTGCTTGCCCCACTAAGCGAGGTAGAAAAGTTGTCAGATCGAATCAACAAGTTGGAGAGCTATAAGTGGATGATCGTCGGCGGTTTTGGGGCCGTTGCATCTTTGCAGGCGGTCCAAGCTTTTCTAGCTTGGTTTCTCTCCCACTCAAAATGAACTCCGCCGATGCCATCACCACTCGGATAGTAGAGATTGAGACTACTCTTCGTCGAGAGAGGCTCCGTCTTCAACAAGCCTTGGAAGCCAACGGAGCTGGAGTTTGGGAGTGGTATCCAGACACTGATGAGCTGTGGTGGTCTAAACAGATGTTTGCACTTTATGCAATCAACCCGGAGGTTTTTGGGTGTCGTTATGCGGATTTTGAGAACGCTGTTGTCCCTGAAGATGTGGGGAGACTACGGACAGCTACTAATGAAGCCGTGACAAGTGGAAAGGGATTTTATCATATATTCACTCTAAAAAATGGCAGGAGAATACTGAGTGTTGGCAATATGGACCGCGAGGCTGGAGTTATGCGGGGAATCAACTTAGATGCGACAGTTGAGGCATACGGGCACTCCCTTAGTATATTGAGCCGTAAAAAATAAAATCCTCCTTGCTTCTTTGTGGCCCTCTCTGATCTTCAATTACTATGAACTCTGACCTTCTTATCAATGACCCGGGCTTTCAAGAGGCCGTTCGGCAAGTTGTCCCGCCTGCATGGGCATCTTACACCCCGCTTGTCATGCTCTTGTTAATGTTTAGTGGGCGTGCTTTCCAGTCTCTCAAGGAAAATGGGGGCGTGATTGGCATCTTCAAAGCTATCTTTTTGGGTGTCACCAAGCCGCCGACGCAGCTTGTGATTCTTTCTTTTTTCCTACTGACTTCCTGTGCTCAGATTCAGTCGTGGGTAAAGTCCCCCACGGGGCAAGTTGTAGTGCATACCTCTGAGGAAGTGCTTAAAGCAACGGCCCACGCCATGGAGCCCGCTTTGCTTGAACAAGCTATTCTGAAAGCCGAAGCCTCCCGCCGCGCTGCTCTGTTGCATCCTGCAACAGACCTCCCGTCCCAACTTACCCGGGCCGCTGAAGTTGCTGTTTGGACGACGGCAATCAGCAAGGCCCAAGAACGCTATCTCAAGTTGACTGGGAGCAGATTTACTCCCGGTAAGAATCCAGTCCTGTGAGCTCAATTATCCCAGCCTCCACCCCACAAATCAAGCTGCCCGATCTTCTCAAGAAGGTTGGCAGCTTGAAGCCTGTGGTGCCTGTATTTTTGGTGGGTATTCGGGGCTACTACCTCGACACAATGGGTGAACCCGGTAAAAACGACCGTGGCATTTACGACGACGCTATTGCCTTAGTCTCCCCAACGGCCTATTTGACTGTCAATGCCAACTGTGACCCGTCAGTTTTTCGAGAAGGAATCGCTACTCTTGTCCCCGGTGTCCACTGGTACCGCAAGGGCAAGCATGGAATCTCTCGCCCCGGGGGCGGCTATCCAGCCTTTCGCCCCGACAACCCAGAGGAAAAGCTTCCCGTGATGCGAGACGGGGCTTCCGGTATTAGCTTTGGAATCGCTATTAACATCCATAAAGGTAGCTTGAGCTCGACTTCGAGTTTGGGTTGCCAGACGATCTATCCCCCTCAGTGGCTGCCCTTCCAGACACTAGCCTACTCTGAAATGGACCGTCACGGTCAAAAGCGTATTCCTTACGTTTTGCTTTGACGTGCCTTGGGTTGGCGGGCATTCTTCCTCCCAACGCTCATGATTCGCGGTAATCCTTCCATCCCTGAACGGGTCCCTATTCTTGAATACCCAACGCCACGGGGGTTGGAGGATGTTATTCTTCGGGAGCGCCGAGATATGCGGAAGCCGTCAAATTCCCAGTTCAGCTACGGCGACCCCCATCCTGATACTGCCAAGTATCCAGCTCACTTTCTTGCTCGTGTGATGCCTGACCCTGAGCTGGGTTGGGCGCAGTGGATTTATCTCAAGACCCGAGAACAGCAAAACCTCTATAACTGGGAGTCCAATAACCAGCCTGACTGGCCAGTTATTCGGCAGTCATTTGTTATTCTCCGCGAGGAATATGACCCTATCCCGGCTAACTTTGAGGCTGAGTACCCTTTCCCTGAAGGTCTATTTGAGCCCCCGTTTGTTGGGCAGCCTGACCCTGCCGACGACTACTATATTACCTCAGTAGAGCAATCTCGCTCAGGGGACGCTGAGCTCGATAGCCTTTTTGTCATCGTCACGGTCACACGAGAAAAGCTTGTTCCTTTGGAGGGTGAAGAGTTTGACTCTGAGACGGGCCAGCTTCGCCCAGTGACTCGGGAAAAAGTTCCCGCTGGAACTCCCGGGGCTTTTGACCCGGACACGGGCACTATCACCGAAGTCACACCAATTAACTCGCTGTGGTCTATGCAGACCATCAAGCAAGCTTCGGGTCTTGCGGGGCAGGCTGTCTCAGGGACAGCGTCTCGGTCATTTCCTGAGATTGTTCAGTATGCTTGGCCTGCTGTTCTGAGCTCATGGGAGCCATATAGTATCGTGTCTGTTCCACTTCGAGCGGGAGGTTATGAGCCGATTGTTACCCCCAATATGCTGCGCTATCGGTATAGTGGCCCCTGTGTTTCTGAAGTCGTTGAGACTTGGACTAAAAATCCTCCTGCGGCTATTGTCACATTAGGAGTTCCCGTGCCCGAGGCTATTCAGTGGCGAGGTAAGCTGTATAACTTGGACGTTGAGCCCACCTTACATGCAGGATTTGAACTTTCTGAAACATCTGGGACCAACCATCCAGACTACAAGTATTATTACTACCGGCAGTATGTCCGAGCCACCAACTATGTTGATTGGCCTAACTTTGTTATCACTGACCAACAAACGCAGCCCTATATGGGTGGGTACTTGACCCGGATGCGTAAAATCTACAATCCCTACAAGTACTCATTGTCTGGGACAGTCCTGCTTTCCGTGACTGGAGTCACTTCGACTTCTGCTAATTTGCAGTGGGTAACTGGGTTGACGACGACTGCGTCTGTCTATGTGAAGACGACATCATCTGGCACATGGACCCTAGTTGCTAGCGGGTTGACCGGGAGTGCCTATACTGTCACAGGATTGAGTTCTCTGACATCTTATGATTTCAAAGTGGTAGTTGGTTCTACTACTTCAAACATTGCCACACTCACGACTCAGTATGCGATACCTGTGGTAACATCTGGTCTCTCTGCCACAGCGCAACAAGGCTCCGTATTTGCGGGCTACACGATTACTGCCACGGGGCCTGCTACGTCTTTTGCCGCAGCTGGCCTCCCTACGGGGCTTACAGTCAACGCTACGACTGGAGCTATTTCTGGCACCCCGACAGGTGAAGATGGTGGCAACCTTACTGTGGAAATTTCTGCATCTAACCCCGCAGGGACGGGCACCGCCAATCTTGTGCTCGCCTATACAGCGAAGCCCCATATCTGCACTGACGCTACCTTGGCCACCCGCACGACTACGCTGGCAGCTACTGGCGGTAAGAGTGTTGCTTTCTCTTACCAGCTTTACGCGGACAACAGCCCGACAAGCTTTGCCGCTACTGGGCTGCCTACCGGGCTCAGCATCAACACAACGACTGGCCTGATCTCCGGCACCGTCAATGGCATTACATCGAATACGAATTACACGGTTAATGTCACAGCGACTAATGCGGCTGGAACATCTACCGCGGCTATATTGACCCTCACCTTTGTGGTTGCCCCTGTGGTTTCTGGAGATGTTACCACTTCTTTTGAAGGCAACTCTTTCAGCTACGCCATTGTAGTCGCTAACACAGCATCGAGTTACGCTGCAACTGGGTTGCCCGCTGGACTTAGCATTGATACTACGACCGGCATTATTTCTGGCGTTCCCACGGGAACTTCTAGCACCACTGTATCGGTCACTATCTCGGCAACCAATGCCGCAGGCACAGATTCAGATACTCTCACCATTCTTTACACTGCCAAGCCCACTATTACTGCGGGGCAGACATATTCCCACGACCACAATTCTGGAACCGTTAATTTCCCGGTGGTCGCAGCGAATGCCCCAACTTCGTGGACCTACGAAGGCACCGTCTCAACTACTGCAACTTCTGGAGGCGACTACTTGGCCCAGCTGGGCGTCAGCTTCAATACGAGCACAGGCACCTTTGAGGGAAGCCCGGCAGGGACTCTTAATACGGGAGGTGTTTGGGTGGTTGCAGTCTCTGCAACAAACAACGCTGGAACGCGCACCGCAGTCAATGTCACCATCACCGTCACCACATGACCTACTCTCTGGTGAGCAAGGAGAGGACGCACAGGAGGCTGCTCTACGCCACCTCATTGAGGTCATGGTAGTTTTCGCTTTCTCTCAAATCCGGCTGGTTTCCGATGGCACTCTTCTAGCACATCGTAACTCTCTTTCCACGATTCGATGACCCCCGAAGCCCAACAACGAATCATGGAGTTTGCTTCCGAGGTTATTGCTCGGGAGTCATCCAAGGCTATGGAGTCTATACAACCGGGGAATGGAGTTGAGCTCCTTGGCAGAACTATTTCAGTTGAGCCCTATTTAACTTCAGAGGTAAAAGTTAAAAAAAAGTCAAAGCTCATCGCTGGGCAGATCTTACTTTCTGACCGCATTGAAGTGGTTCCTTTTGTAGTTCCTGACCGGGTTCCTATTCTATTCGGGTCCGAGACCGGCTGGGTAGCTCCAACTATTGGAGGTCGCTCGCTTTTTTCTGTGGCCCGACCTTCGCTGTCTAAATATGGCTCTGGCGGCGCTGTTTATTTACAAGGGGTCTATGAGGTTAAACTCTCTGCTACTCTGGATAACCTAGAAGGGAAATTTGTAGATGCTCAAGGGGTGCTTATCCAAGCAGAGATTGTTCAAGTACGCCTGAATGAACCCCCTCCGTACCGTCCAATTAAGGTCCTTGTGAAAATTAACCGGGATACAGGAGCAGTGATGGATGTATCTCCGAAGACTGCCACGGGATATTGTTGCACACATCTTGGAACTTATGACCGAGACGAGCAAGTTACCTTTAGGCCAAACGACTTTGTATCTAGTTTAACTGACCCAATGGACGATGGGGCTGGCCCACATTATATCTCAGCGCCCAAAAATTTTCCGCTCGAAATTGAGTATGTTTTCGCCACTCCCTAAATACAATGAACAGTGAAGATGCTGCCGATCAAATCTTAAACCAAGTCCGTGATATGGTTGAGTCCACAGCAGCTCAATTTCGCTTTGTAGCTGGAGACCCGTCAACGCTTGTTATTTCAGGTTATCCATATTTAATCGTTGGAGATCAGGCAGTTCAGTTTCAGGAAGAAGTAATCACTGAAATCGTGGACCGATTCACACCTTACTGGAAGCAACTGGGGGAGACACTTCAGTTTTTTCCGTATGACCACACGATTACTGCACTAGGGAAGTCATGTTATTCGTCTCCTCCCCCCGTATTTACTCTTCCCGAAAGCCGAGTGTTTTTCTTTCTTGAAATTAAAGTCTCTGTAAGTGCAATTACGCGATGCTTTGGTAGAAATTTTGACGTTACGCCTCCTGTTCTGGGGAGCCCTCAGTCTTTTCCTCAAGCTTCTAGTATCGTCTCCGCTGAGATTAAGATGCTCTCAGATATTCCAAAGGAGAAAGCGGCTAAAGTTACGAACCCTTGTGCAGGCTATCCTGACTACCCCGAAGTCCCCGCCAACTTTTATTGGCCGGGTGTCCATCTTTTTTATGTGCCTATTGTAGTAAAACCTGAAGGAAAGCCAGAAGAGGTTTCTTTGAGATGGCTAGCTTCCACAGGAAAATACGGCAAAGACTCTTTTGGAGACTGGGTCTCTGAGGCTGGTTATTACACTCACTACAACTCGGGGTCTTGGAATGCTTCTCTTACAGGATTTTTTGAAACTGGCCCGCTTTATGGCACAACCAATTTGACTGTGCAGTCTAACATTCAGCCTGCTATGGGCTATACGGTAAATCCCTAGCTTTATGTTTGCAATCCCGTAGCGGCGGGTAAATTAGGCCGCTGTGTCCACTCCCCTCCTTACCCTAGCTGAAGCTCGTGCCGCGACCTATGACACGGTCGTTTATTCGGACACGGACCCTAAGTATAAAGAGTGGCTCAATCATCTGCTTCGGCGGTTCATTGACTCGGGTGAATGGCAGCGGTCAAACTTTGTCGTCGAGCTTCCAGTGGTGAACGGGCACTTTACTCTGCCCCGCCGGGCTGCGGCTCTCCTTGGTGTCCGCTTCTCAAATGGCAGCCCCCGCACGGTATATCCGCAGGCCCATGAGTTTCTGGAGGCTGGCCCCGGCGAGCAAAAGCCCGACGCGGCTCTTCGTTCCGTTTATGAGACCCCTGATGTTTGCACTCAGACTGAGCTTGGCGACACCCCGCTTACCCTATCCATCGTTTCTTCCAGTGCCCTTGACACCTCGGTATCCTTTAAGGCCCGCCTTTATGGCGTGGATAGCACTGGCAAGCGCCTTTTCACCGCCAGCACTGGTGCAGAAGGTCTTGAGCTAGTCTTTAATGGAACTACTCCAGTCACCACTCCCGTTGCTGTGGCAAAGCTTGACCGCATCTCGCTTCCTGTCACCAAGGGGTTTGTGACGCTGAAGAACTCAGCCAATGAGACTTTGTCGGTTTATGAGCCCGGGGAGACTGACCCCTCGTATCGCCGGTTCAAGTCAGGCGTTGTCGAAGAGAACCAGACAGTCATTGCTCTGTGTAGCCGGAAGTTCATCCCAGTGGTGAACGATACCGATCTCGTCTATCCGTCAAACATTGGAGCGATTAAACTTGGGCTCATCGCTCTTCGTCTTGAAGACACTTCTGATTTGCAGGCTTCTGCTCAGCACTTTGGGCAAGCCTACGCTTTGCTGAACAATGAGCTGCGCAAGCAGCGTGGGGCCGCCCGGCCAAGTGCCCGGTGGCATTCAGGCGTTCGCCCTGTCCGTAACCTCACTTAACCCTTATGGCTCTCGCTCCCAGAAATCCCCTCGCTTCCGATGTTAATGCCCAGAACCGCCAAGCGGCTGGGGATAGGGCTCGTCTTAGCACGCTGAATCGCGCTCGTCGTGCTTATATGCGCGGGGACATCCGAGCAGGGCAATCCATTGAGCGGTCCTTGAAATTGCAGGATGAGATGGCTGCTATGGGCGCTCCTGTGGGGGCGACCCGCCGCGCTGAAGACATCACCTCGATTGCTGGTGGGAGGTTGGCTGCTCAAGACGCGCTGATTGCCGAGCAGCAGCGGAATGCAGCAATGATGCGCCAGATGCGTGAAAACTTCTTCCGCCCGCAACCCACCACTGGAACGACTGCGGCTTTCTCTGCTGGAGGAGCTGGAGGAGCTGGAGCTGGAGCTGGAGCTGCTGCCGCAACAGGCCGATTTGTAGCTACTCCCGGCGGGGGTCAAAAGTGGGTGACAGATGCTGTTGATCGTCCGCAGCCAACCACAGGGCCTTCCTCAACAACGGCTCTTGATCGTCCGCAGTCAACCACAGGACCGGCGGCAATGCCTGTATCAACGACTCCAGCTGCTCCTCCCGCGGCGACTCCGGCTGCTGCCTCGACGGGCCGATTTGTAGCTACCCCCGGCGGAGGTCAAAAGTGGGTAACTGACCAACCTAAAACTCCAGCTGCTGCTGCTCCTTCTGCGACGACTCCAGCTGCTCCCCCCGCGGCGACTCCAGCTGCTCCTTCTGCGACGACTCCAGCTGCTGCTCCTCCTACGACTCCAGCTGCTGCTCCTTCTGCGACGACTCCAGCTGCTCCTCCGACAGAACAGCCTAAAATAATGCTCGCGGATATAACCAATCCTGATTATCGTACAAACCCAATGACCTACGGAGATTATATTGCCAAGGGTGGGTCTTTGTACACGGAGGCGGGAAAGAAGACTCTTGCCGATACAGAGGCAATTCTTAGTAAGCCAAGGGAGGCTAATCAGATGAGCAAGAGTTTAACCTCAGGACTCAGAACTCCAGAACAGCTGGACAAAGACCTTGAAAAGTTTAAACCTGCCCCTTTTACCCCTTCTCCTCCGACCGCGGCTGAACTTAAAACAGCCGCAGATGAGGCGCGGTATCAACGACTCCCGGGGCTTACTAAGGTAGGAATTGGGGCAAAAAACCTTGTTACCAGTGCAGTGACTGGGGCAACAAACCTTGTTACTAAGCAGCCTGAGACTCTTCTCCCTCCTAGTGTTAAGGGTATAGTGCAGGTTGCACGAGGAGTCAATGAGATGGCCCCCTCAGCAGTCAGTGCAGTGACTGGGGCTATTGAATCTGCTGGCAATACTATGATGCGGGGTATTGAGTCTGGTGCAGCTCCAGCCCGCAACTGGCTGGCAGGAAGTGAACAAAAAAGTAAAGCAGAGCTTGCCTATGAAGCCACATTAAAAAATCCACGAGTTACGCCCCGCGCTATGGGTGGCCCTGTCAAAGCGGGGAGCCCTTATCTTGTGGGTGAAGAAGGTCCTGAACTCGTGGTTCCTAAGACTGCGGAGAAACCATTTATCCCGGACAGTGTTGCCCGAGGGATACTAGGACTCGTGGATAACGGGGCCAGATTTTATCAAGGCCTAATGGGAGCAGCCAATATGATGACTGAGGCTGAAATCAAAGCCGCTGAAGAGCTTCTTGCCCGTCGAAAAGCCGCAGGAGAGCCTGCTTTTGTGCCTATTGCAGAGCGGTATAAAGGGGAACCTTGGTACACTCAAATGGGCAAACAAATTCGGGATGCTTTTTCAGTGACTCCAAATGAGGTTGCCCCATTTATTGCGGAGGAGACTCTCCCGGCAAAGAAGGCAGTAGCTTCCTTCACGGACAATGAATTTAACAAAACAGCCCGATTGAAGGCCAAGTACTTAACTCCAGAGATACTCGGTACCGAGGGACAAATCGTGTCTAAAGTGGCTCAGCTTATCCCGGGGCAGCGGGCTTTGAGCCCCGTACTCGACGCTGGGGAATCCCGGAGTCTTCCCGCAGGGATTCCTGCCGCCGCAGCAACTTTACTCATTCCCGGGAAGGGGAAGCTTACTCGTGAAATTTATCAGGAGGGTCTTTCTGACTTGATCAAGGGAGCTGCTTCAGCCGCCCAACCTTTTGTTGTGGGTGAAGAAGGTCCTGAGATTGTAGTCCCCGCCAAAGATGGTACTGTGATTCCAGCCGAACAGACTCAAGAGTTGCTCAAGAAAAAGCGTCGAGAAATGCTGATGCCTAAGTCAACTGCCAAAGCCCGCGGATAAACCAACATGCCCCCTCCGATTACTGACACTGCCCGCCGGGTTTTAGCCCCCGGCTACTACACCGAGTACTCCAAGCTCGTGGGGGACGCTTTATCCTTGCAGAAGCAAGACTTGGACCGCCAACGCACTCTCTTCGCTATGGAGCAAGACAAGCTCAACGCGGAAAGGGCAAAGACAGAACAGGCTCGGGACGAAGCTTCCCGGGCTGCCTTGCAAACCGTTGCGTCAGAGATTGCTCAACTGGACCCCAACGACCCAGACTTTGCTCGCCGTCGGATGGAAATCGTCTCTCGCAATCCCGAGGCCCTGTACAATCGCTCCGCGGCTTCTTTCCTTGGGGTGTCTCAAGAGGCGCTGGTTGAGCCGCAGTACGCCCGCCGGATGCAGCAACAGCAAGAGTACTACACACGCCGTGAGGAAGAACAACGAGCAGCAGCCCAACGAAAGGCTGATGAAGCTTTTGCTCGACAGATTGCCCTGAAGACGGGCCGTCGTGACTTCTTTGAACAGTTCAAGCGGGATTACGGTGCGGCCAAGACAGACGCCGAGCGTGACGCCGTTACAGGTGAAATGGGCTGGAAGGAGCAGCAATGGCAGCTTGAACGTGACCTTGCTGACGCAGGTATTAGTGACCTGCCTAGCTTGAAGGAAGGAGTGCCGGGCAAGCCGGGTCAGACTTACTACGGCCAGAAAGCTGACTTGGCCCTTCGAGCAGCGAAGGCCAAGAGGGCTGAGCGTGATGAGTACTACCGAGCTCAATCTCTACTGAATGACCTTGATAAACAACTCAAGGACCTCACATTGTCGGATGAGGAAAGAACCCTGATTCAACAGCGGAGAGACGACGTTAATCAAAGGATTAACGTACGTAGTAGAGGGGCCTTTGATCTGGTCAGACCTCAAGGTGCCGGAACCCCTGCAAGTTCCAAAGCCGGAGCAAAAATACCTTAACGTCAAGAATTGACAGAACAACGAGTCGAGTGATTATGCGGGATGCCCAATCCTCCTGCTTCTTCCACGTTGCCTCTTAGTCAAATCCCTTCTTGGGGAGAAGTTGAAAGTGACCCTCAGTTTGTAGCTGCGGATAAACCCACTCAACTTGCGGCTTTCAACAACTGGCGCAACATGCTGCTGGATGCTTCGCTAAAGGATGAAAATGCCTTTACGCGGGAGGATTTTGACCGGTTTCAAGTATTCTCTCGCCGCAAAGCCGCTGAATTGAGTGGCTCTCCTACATGGCAACAAGACGCCGATCGCTCTGTGGAGCAGTATCGCGCTGAAGAAGAGTCCCGTCAGAAGCTGCTTCAAGACAGTTTGTCTCGCAAACCTCTGGCACCTCTTACTGACGCCACCACACTAGGGTTCGACTTAGCTCAGGCGGCAGCTTCGCCCGCCGCTGGGGCAATCGCCCAACTCGCCACACTAGGGCTCGACTTAGCTCAGGCGGCAGCTTCGCCCGCCGCTGGGGCAACCGCCCAACTCCCGGGGGTGGTCGAAGGACTTATTGCTGCCCCTGAAGAAAAAGAGCGCGACACGTTGCGCAAAGTTTTCCAAGACGAGGAAGATTTCGCAATCTTCAACGGACGTTTTGTGGCTTCCCCCTCGCTAGTTCTCGACCGAGATAAGTACAAGAAAGCTGTTGCAGAATCTTCTCTGGACCGTGACGCCAAAATCCGAGCGATGGCTGAGTTGGGGGAGCTTCGTGATCAGGTAGCTGCTTCGGTTTCTGACAACATGCTCAAGACGGAGAGCACGTACGGTGAGGGGCTTATTGGCATTGGCAACGACTTCACCAAGATGCGGGACTATGAACTCTCCCGCAATCCACAGGCCACAGAAGCCGACATTGTGGAGAAGTGGCGCAAGCAGAATGACCACTGGTGGAAAAACCCGATGAAGCAGACCTTCCTTGGTGCCCGCATGGCCGGAACTTCTTTGGTGCAGCAGTACTATGGCCTGAAGTCTCTAGCGGGGCTGGCAGATGAGATGGACGAGAACCGCTTGACGGCTGCAACTCAACAACTTGGTGAGCTTGGGGAGGCTTCAAAGAACATTGGTGGGGCAACTCTTGCCTCTCAGGCGTCCAGCCAAGTTCTCCAGATGGCTCCGCTTGTTGCACTAGGTCCTGTTGGACGGGGTGCTGGAGCCCTTGTTTCTGGTGCAGCGGCCCGCACCGCTGCTCGTGCAGGGTTTGCCCTGACAGGCCGAGCTGCGTCTTCTCTTGCCAGTGGCGCTGCCTCACGTGTGGGGCTGCAACTTCCCCGAATCCGGGCCTTGCTTGCCGAGAAGCAGACTGCCGGGCAAATTGCCAAGACCCTCGGGCTCGCTGAAGCTGAAGTTGCTCCAGTCGCTAAGATGTTGCTCCGAGAGCAGGCTATCCACTCTGCGGGAGGTCAGGCAGCTGTCGTTCTTGCTTCAGGGTTGCAGGCTGCTGGCAGCTCCTATCCTGAGATTCGAGATCAAGTCCTCTCAGATTTGTCTTCCACGCTCGATAAAGAGGACCCTGAGTATGAGGCCAAGCTGGCTCAAGCAGAGAAGACCGCCGTGGACACCGCTACCTATCAAGCCTTGCGCCGTGGGTTCGTCACCATGGCTGTGACGTGGGCTGGCAACAAGCTGGGAGGAGACACAGGTGAAGCTGCCCTTGCAGGTTCAGGCACTTTGCGCGGCGTAAGCCGTGGCACAGCCAAGGCCCTCAAAGACAACTTTGCCGTTTATCTTTTCAAGACAGCTGGCAAAGAAGTGGTCCCCGAAGCGATTGAGGAAGCGTCAGACTCGTTGGTCAATGGGCTCGTTGACAAGATGACGTACGACCCGAACCGGTCTATTGGAGACATTGCGTCGGACGTGTTTGAGTCTGGTGCGTGGGGTGGGTTCTTGGGTGGTTTCTTTGGCGGGGTCAAAGCGGCTGCCAACTACTCGGCGGAGAAGCAGGCTGCCTTGCGGGCCAAACCCGTGGCTGATCTTCTGTCTGCCAGCAAAGGGCTTGAAGAAACAGGCTCGCCGCAGACCGCAGCTGAGTTGCGTAAGCAGGCTGGTGAATTGGCTGAGCGGACCGCTGCGGCAAGGCTTGCTGCTGGACTTGCTCCTGTTGAGGAAGCACCTCCTACTTCTGGGGTCAGCTTCCCGATGATGGTGACGCGGGACATGAGGCAACAGCTTGCTGATCTTGGGTACACGCAAGCCGACATCAATCAGCTTACCCCTCAAGCGGCAACGGATTTGATTCAATCAGGACTGCGGAAGCCCCCAGTTGTTGAAACTGCTGCGCCTGCTGAAGCGCCACCTCCAGCCCCTGCCCCACGTGCAGCAACTCGTCCGGGTGAGGCTCCAACCGCAGCGGCCCCGACGCCTGTTGCTGAGGCAACTCCTCCAGCCCCTGCCCCACGTGCGGCAACTCGTCCGGCTGAGGCCCCTGCTCCGGCAGCCCCTCCTGCGAGTGGCGTTGGCCTGTTTGTGACGAAAGACATGAATCGTCAGCTGGCTGAGCTTGGATACACTCAAGCGGACATTGCTCAATTCACCCCTGAAGTTGCCAATAACTTGATTCAGGGCGGGCTAAGGAAACCGGCAGCCGCGGCGGCTCCTCCTGCGGAGGAAGCTCCTGTTGAAGCTCCTGTTGAAGCTCCTGCTCCTGCTCCCGAGCCCAAAGTTTTTGAAGAGCCCCCTGTCCCTGAAGGGCGGGTGCGTTATTACCGTTTTGGAGAAGCTCTGCCCGGTGAAGCAGCCCTTACACGAGAGCGCCCCAACAATCCGGCAATCCCGGTCTCCTACACGGATGTTCGGATAGAAGACATTGCCGCGCTTTTTGGAGAAGAGACCCCGGCCACATTATCCGAGCGAGATTTTGGTGAAAATCTCCAACCTCTTCCGCTCGCGGCAGCTCCTGCTCCTGCTCCCGCTCCTGAAGCAGTTACTCCAGCTACCCCTAAATTTTCGGAGGAAGCTCTGACTACCTCTCCAGTGCCTGAAACTCCCCCCGCTAATATCACTGCGGAGGCTCTCCCCTCTATCCCAGAAGGGATGATTCGTTTGACCCACGGCACCTCTGGTCAATCTATCCGAGCTATCTTGCAGTCTGGCCGCTTCGATTACTCGAAACAGGGAGTTATTGACGCAACAACAGACAGTTTTGGGAACAATCAAGACCTCGCTGAACGCCTCAATACAAGCGTGGCGGGGCCTATGAGCCGCGAGAAATTTGGGGATAAAGTCCTCATCATGGACATCCCTCTTGATGAGTATCGTAGGCTGAGGTCAGTCACTGCGGAGAACCCCGGGTTTGTTCCGGCAAACCGAATTGTCGCAATCTACGATAGTAACTCTAAGCAAGTCTTTACGCCTGAACTCCCGCAGACACCAGCTTCCGCAGCCACTCCGGTTGCGGCAGAAACACCAACACAAACACCAACACCCACAACACCCGATGCCTCTATACAAAGGAACATCCCAGAAAACCGTCAGCAAGAACGTGTCCAAGATGATGAAGGAAGGCAAGCCGCAGAAACAGGCGGTGGCAATCGCCCTCTCGTCAGCGGGCAAGTCGAAGGCCAAGCCCAAGGCCAAGCGGAAAATGTAACTCCAGCTGCAACTCCGGGCGTGGGGGTTACAGCCCCTACGCCTGCGAAGTCTCCCGAGCAGGCGCTCAGAGATAAAGCTGCTGAGCTGAGGAATCGGCTTAACAGCCTTGACCCCGAAAACACTGTTTCTGATAGCGAGTATGAGGCTCTTACAGATGAGCTGATGAGTGTCGAGGCTGATTTACAGGCAATCGAAGACGCTAAGTCTCCGGCCCCCGAAGCCGAAGCTCAGAAAACTTTGACAGAAGTTGTCGCTCCTCCGGCCCGCAAAGCCGCAAAGGCTAAAGCCGGAGACCCAATCAAAAAGGTTGAGAAACTAGTCAAGGCCCAGAAAGGCCGCCCGATTTCTAAGAGCAAACTCAGCTTGATTGAAACCGTGCTTGGCGGTGGAGCAGTGAACATTTTTAACACTCGTGCCGAGGCTGAAGCTTTTGTGGGGCAGACTCTTCCTCCGGGCAAATACGGAGCAACAGTCCCGACTCAGGATGGTGTGGTTATTGTGCTCTTTGCCGATGAGCTTGCTGAAGAAGGATCTCCGGCAGTGCGAGATGTACTGTTCCATGAAGGAGTTCACTTTGCTGAAGAGTTGTTGCTTCGCTCAGACCCAGAAGCTCGCAAGCTTTATGCCGACGCTCTTCCTGTCGTAAGAGACGCGGGCCTCATTAAAGTGATGGAGGAAATCTACCCGGGCTTCGGCGCAATTACGTCTGACGATGTCAGAATGGCTGAAGTGGTGCAAGCTATCATAGAAGGGAAGTTGACCAGTGACTTAGTCAGTCTGACTGCCCCTCAAAAGACAGGGTTCTCCAAATGGATTAAGGCTCTGCTCAAGTTTATCCGTGGTCTAGTCGGGGCTCGCCCAGCTCTGCTAGAGTACACAAATGCTCTGGAGCATTTCCTTGGGGGCTTCAACACCCAGAAGATGGCGCAGCTGATTACCCAGCTTGAGGGTACTCAGGCAGCAGTTGTGCGCCCGCCAATGTTTGCCGCCCGTCAGGCCCCTCCACCTCGTCCGCGCCCAAGCCCTGAAACAGCCGCCCGTGTTGCAGACTTGCAACGGTCGTTGCTGCAAGTTCAGAAAGCGCTGGAAGACCCACAGATCAAACCAAATGAGCGGCGGATGTTTGAGCAGGCAAAGCAAACTTTGACTCAGGACATCGCCAACCTGAGTAGGGTTAATGCAGTGAGCGCTCCTCTATCCGAAGTGGACTTGGCTGCGGAACTTGCCACGGAGGCCACAGATGTTCCAGTGGACGAGAATGTGACTCCTCCCGACTGGACGTATGAAGGTGATACTCGCCCAGAAACACTCCGCAAAATTGACGCCTATGTGGTTCCTAACTTTGTCAAAGACACTGTTGACCGCGGGCTTGTGCAATGGGGTTGGGAAGATGGACGCCCAGTCATTCGAGTCAATAAGGCTAGGTTGCGGGACAAAATTCGCAAGCAACGCGAAGCCGCCGCGGCAAAGCTTGGAATCTCTAAGCAAGAACTAGACACGCTCAATCTGAGCGTTGACATCTCGCGCCATCTTTCCTTTGCCAATGCTGTGATGAGCCGCATCCAAGAGGAATATCAGGCTCGCTTCCCAGCTGAGGAAGATACTCCTACCTCTTTGTGGACTGGGGGTCGCGTAGAAGGAGACTCCACCAAGTTTGTGCGGGGAGACCCCTCCAAAATTGAGAAAGCAAAAGACCGGGATAAACTTTACAGCGAGGGGCTTTTTCCCTCGATCAATCGCTTGATTCCTCAAGAGGTCGCACAGCCCGCTCGTGCTGAGGGAGAACTTAGCTCTAAAGACAAAGCTAAATTGGAAGAGGCTTCTTACTGGCCGTTCGCCACCAAAGCCGAGTTTGAGAAAGAACAAGCCCTGCGTCAGGCCGCAGCGGCTACTAAGAACAAGAAGGCTGCCGCAAAACTCCGTAGTGAGGCCGCTCAAGTTCTTGCTGACAATAAGTCTCGTCGGTTTTCGGTGGTGACTTCAGGTCTTGGCAAGGGGTCGGTGCCCCTAAACAGCGCCTTGGAAAAGTCTCCTGTTCATTCTCTCCCAGAAGGGACCAAGCTTTATCGTGTGCTGTCTTACAATGAGCAAGCCCCACGCCGAAACGACAAGGCCGGGGATTATTATGCCCTTCGCACAGAGGGAACGAACCAAGTCATGCCTGCACAGCACGTCACTACTGACCTTGCTGAGGCAAAGGCTCACGCGGCCCTTGTAGGGGGCGCTGTGATGGAAGTGCGTTCTGCCCAAGTTCGCAAAGTGGGCGATAACCTGATCGTTCCCGGAGGAACTTTTGAGGTTGTCCAGCGCAGCGGCGATACTTTTATCATTCAACAACTTGAAGGAGCCCCGCGTGTAATCGTGCAAGGGTTCTTTACTAACGTGCCGGAAGTCACGGCTATGCAGATTTCCAAAGGGTACTCTGTATTCATCCCGCCTGAAGTTGGGGACGCAGTTCACCCTCATATTGAGTATGACCCTAATACTCGCCTCGTGAAGAATGTTAAAGTTGCCGCCTTGGGGGCTGATGCAGAGGTGTCCATCGAGGATGGACCAGACGCTTATGCTCAACTGTGGAATGACCGCCGCCCAATCGGCCAGCGTTCAGCTGATATAGCTGAACAGCTGTCCGCTTTAGAGCAGGAGTACGGCATGTCCTTGACTGAAGCCAAGGACCAACTGTATGCGGTGACTCGTCGAGTCCAGTCGCTTCAGCGTGAGGGCAACCAGCTTAAAAATCTGGACGACGCTAAACAAGAGCAGCTCCGACTACTCAAGATTGTCCGTAAAATGGAGAAGCAGTTCGCTACGACTGTCTGGGCAGAGCGTCCTGAAAGTGTCGTTCCAGTCCCAGAAAACATCAAAGACCCGGCAGAGTTGGAACAATTCGCCGCAGAAGAAGCAGCTCAATATCAACGAGCCGTGGAGTACATGAGCGAAAACGAGGCTGATCTGATTGCTCGCCATGCTGACCTCGCGGGAATTATTGCGTCAGGACGGTTGCAGAATGCTGTGGTGCAGACAGTCATTAACACCTTCCGCAAGAAGCAGGGTGTTGGAAGCATCAATCTTGACCTCGTAACGCGGGGAGTAGTGAGGTCCTTTTACCGGATGCTCCGCCGAGCAGACCCGTTTGGCGGGGACGCTGTCCTGATGTCATTGGATGCTCCCGTTGACGGTTCTACGGGAGAATTGCTTGCAGGTAGCGTTGCGGCCCCCGAAGCGCTAGACGCTGAAGAGGAACCTCTCACCAATGATGAGAAGTCTCTGCTGGGCATCGCTCTTAGCGAGCGTGTCTTAGACGGTGACCCTGACCGCACTCTCCGCGTGCTTAGTCGAAATGGTGCCAGTAATGAAGAGCTCGCTACCGCCCGTCAAATCTTGGACCTTCACCGCCGAGGAGCAGCCTTTACTGTTGCATCTCAAACGGGTGAAGTCACCTTAACTTATGGCCCAGAACTGACTGAGGTAGAAATGGAGCAGGTATCAAGACTGCTTCCCAAAGTTAACAGTCTTGGATTCTCAGGACAGACAGCCCGTAAGTTCCCCAACCTTGCCCGCATTCTTGTCCGGCTACATGAGGAGACAGTGACGGCACTTCTCGAAATTACACAAAAGCCAAGCGGCAACCCGCTTTATAGCGCTGGGGAGATCAACCAGATGTCTCTTGAGGAGATGGTGACGATCGCCAAGAATACGAGTGGCACGGGGATGCTGGAGCATCTCGATATTGTGCGCTATCAGATTGCTACCCTCTCAGGTATTGAGTCTCCCTTCTTGGCCCCCACGGTTGAAGGTCTCCCCACAGCCCAAGAGGCTTTAGCACAAATTCAGGAAGACTTGAGGCGGCCAGACCTGTCTCCAGAATACAGGCAGCGTCTTGAGCAAGAGCGAGAGACGCTGACCCAAACGATTGAAAACGCCAAAACGCTTCAGGCAGCTCGTCTCCGAGCTCAGCGTGGGGCCGAGCGGCTGGTTTTTGATTCTATTCGTGAGAACCTCAGAGCCCTGTTGGGTCCTATGTTCGACATGCCTGCGAACCCTGCCGCCCCACGGTTCTCCGTAGAGGCGCTTCAACGGTTCCGCGAAGAGCTGGAACGCTTTGGAGTAGATACAACTAATTGGAGGAACGATAATGATAGCTCCATGCAGATGTCGGCGCAGTCGTTGACTCGCCTGCTGAGCTACTTCAGCAACCGTGCCAAGAATCGGACAGAAGCTGCGAAGAGTTTCCAGCCTTCTGTTCGTCGTGAGCCTCTCGATATGGCGCGGTACACCGCAGCTATTGAGGCCGGGATAGACCCTGATACGGCTTACCAACAAGCTCGCATCCCTCTTCTTGCGCCACCAACTCAGGCAGCCGTGGAAGTTAAAGATGGTGCCATTGCTTCAATGTTGGCCGAGCTTCTTGAAAAAGTTCGGGAGTCCTACTCTTTTGAGGTGGTTGTCTCCGCTGTTGCAAACGGCAACACCTCGACTCCAGTTGCATGGAAAGGCAACCAGTTGATTGTGGACCTCAACGCCTTCCCTGAAGGGGATAGTCCTCGTATCATGGAGGCTTTTGCCAAGCACGTGCAGCAAGCAATGCTCCAGCGTATGACGCAAGAAGCGCTCAATCGTGCCTTGGGTAGCGCGGTTGAGGGCGGTATTGGTCAAGCCTTGGAAACGCTTGGTCGCGGCGAGGGTGTTCATCCCACACTGGTGGCTCTGGAAGAGCTGCGTATGGAAGCGGTGAAGCTTTTTGGGGATATGTTCCCCAAAGAAACCCAGAATGTCCGCGAGTTTGTCATGGGTCTTTACACCAACCCGTCTTTTGTCCGAGCGCTCAACGAGCAAAAAGCGGCAGGCGGAACTGGTTTCAAAGGACTTCTGTCCCGCGTTTCCCGCTTCATCGCTCAGCTGCTGATGGACTTCCTCAACCCGGCTGCCAAGATCAAGGTGAACCTTGGTTCGGTGTATCACACGGCAGTGGTGGAGTCGCTCCGACTGATGTCCTTGTCCCCCTCCAACGGAGTCAAGACTGCGGCCCTACTCAACAAGCTGTTCTTCGTGCCTGAGTCGGGCACTCCTGTTGCGGCTGCCGTTATCAAGGCCACCTCTCCCGCTATTGCCGCGGCTAAAAACGAGACTAATGAAGATGTCTCAGACCCCGATGACAAGACTCTGGAGCAGACGGTAGAAGAGGTGACGAACGATGAAGTGCCTGTATCAGGTCCTCAGACTTCCTCTCCGGGCACAAACCCTAACGCCTCTGTTGTTCTGAAACCCGCTGGGTCTCCTCCGGCTCTCCCCGCACAACGTGCCGCGGCTTTGGGCTTGGTCACTTCCATCTTGGAGGAAGTTGATAGCAACACCCCGCTTCAGGCAACTGTTGCCCCAGAAGGCACAGGACTCACACTTTGGGTGACGGGCAACCGTGACTCGAATGTCATCCACGTTGACGTGAACAATCTAGCTCAGGTAGTCACTGAGTGGAGAACTGCTGGTATGTCCGAAGCGGACATCAAACGCCGCCTTCGTGCTGGGCTTGAGGAAGAGGTTGATCACCTCGAAATTCACCGTCGTTTTTCTGACACGGACCTCATCCGTATTGGGCTGGGTATGGACCCAGCAGAACGCCGAAATCTAGCTCGTTCGATTGCTGGACCCGACGCTTCTCCAGAAGAAGTGGCTCGTGCCGCCGGTGACGGACCCAACATGACGCCGCTTGAGCAGGCCAAAGCCATGGCAATCCTTGCCGACGAGTACCTTCGCCGGACCCGCCAGCGGGTTCGCTCGGGGTTCACGACGGAAGATGTCCGGGCCATCACCAAGACCGAGCCTCGCTCCTTGAACCGAGTGCTCGCCTACTTGACGGCCTACTTCCGCCGGGTGGCCGCTCGCTGGAATGCCTCCGCAGACCCTGTGTCTCTACGCGCAGCTCTCAACACTGCTTCGTTCCTGTCCGCCAACGGCATGACAGTAGATCAAATCACAGGCGGCATCCCCGATATTGCTGAGCGTCTCATTGCAACGGCTGCGGCATCTACTGCCTATGGGGATGCTCGTTTTGGCACCGCTCAACGGACGAAGAAGGACTTGGAGTCTGGAATGTTCGACGGCGCGGCCAAAGATGTCCGCGAAGCCATGGAAGCGTTGGCTGATATGGAAGTGGACTATGACTCTTTGACTGAGCCCGAGCTGATTAAACGTGCTGGGGACTTGGTTGAGAAGCACACGGTCAGTGGGCCGATGACTGGCGACGATATGAAGGCGTTGACGGCAAAGATTCGGGATGACGTTAGTGAGCCCGAGAGAGTCAGGCACGTCGCTAAGAACATTGTTCTTAAAATGACTACGCAGGCTGCAATCAAGGCTACCGACCCTGATGTAAAGGGTAACTTCCGGGCTGCCGAGGCGGCAATCCTTGTCGAAGTCACAAAAGAAGCCTCTGCTTTTGGCGCGAACTTGCGTTCCGTTCAAACCGCACAGGATAAAATCCTCGACCCTCACCGCGCTGTTGCTACCTATGGCACCTCCTTTATCCGCGGCACCAAGGCCACTCTCAAAACCATGGGAGTGGATAAGGTTGTGGAAGAGATTGAGCGTGAACTTGGTGACCCCGCCAAGATCAGCGGTGGTGTCGTTGACGGCGTGGTTGGGGAAGATGTCCGCAAGGCTTCAGTCAAAGCCAAGGCCAAGAAGAAAGGCGTGTCTGACAAGGATATTGCCGAGGCTGAGCAAGACGAAGCCGAGTTGGCTGACGCCCAACGCCGCCGCCCGCGAGACGAACTGGCTGAAGCTGTGGCAGAAGTCATGGTCAAGCGAGTTGCTAAGCGCCTGCAAGGCCGTATCCCGCCCGCAGATAAAGGGGCTTTTGACGACTGGTTTAAGCGCGTTCAGGCTGAAGTCTCTCGTCAAGTTTCCGCCAAGCTGAGTGACGGCAGCCCAGACAATGAGAAGGTTCCAAACACTGTATGGAGTCGTTTCATGCAGAACGCCGAAGATGCAGACATCCTACGTCAAGCCTTTGACAGCTCGATGGCAGACATCCGCAGGCAGCTTGCTCCCGGAGGGGACCCCAACTTCAATGGGCCTCCAACTCAGGAACAGGTGGATAAGCTTACCCGCACTCTTGCCCTGCTTGAAGGAGCTCGTGCTGAAGTGCTGCCCATGAAGGACGCCGCTCAGCTTGTCCGTCAATCCTTCCGTTTCCGTGAGGAAGTCAAAGCCCATGTCTCTGACCAACTTGCCAGCGTTGCTAGCCTGACCAAGATGCTGGTGGAAGTTGGAGAGCTGGACGAGACACAGGCTAAGCTAGTGGCGAAGTACATCGAGATCGCCTACGAAGAAGAGAAAGCCAAGTACATCCAGAAATTGATCGAGCGATACAAGCGCTCTGACCTCGCAGCGTCTGCCGCTACTGTGGTGGACAAGCTGTCCCGCTCGGAAGAGCTGGCACAGTTTGCCCGCATGGGAGCCTTCCGTTCTGAGGAGTTCTACTCTGCAATAGCCCGGTCACTGGAGCTCCCAACCTACGACACCAAAGTCGTTGAGCAACTGGAGGCCGACTTGGCTGCTATCAATGCTATGCCGAAGGACTCTATCCAGCGCCTCGACGCTGGACGGGAACTCAGTAGCAAGGTTGCAGACCTCATCTTGAAACAACTGGTGAGCTCCAATAGCCTCAAGGGGCTGCTCCAAAAGCACCCCGAGGTACTCTGGACCTACCTCGTGGAAGTCCCCACCTCGATGTGGAAGGCTGGAATCCTTTCCGGGTTCGGCACACAGCAGGTCAACCTTGTCTTCGGCTCGCTGCAATCCATCATGGACCTGACCAACAATGCAGTTGGCTACGCTATGACGGCTCCAAAAGGCAATCGTGCCAGCCTGATGGCCCGCAATCTATTCACCATATTCAAATCGGCCCTGCTGCTTGACCCCGCGACCCGTGCCGAGACGATCACGGAGATGAAACGAGCGCTGTTCACTGGCTCTACCCGATTCCAGTCTGAGCAAACCGAGTCTCTCTCCCGTCTGGAACGTGACCTGCCACTGGTAGGTAAGATCACCAAGCCCTACTCTTTGCTTGGCCGTGTCATGATGGTCATTGATGCCCTTGTTGGGGTTCCTGCCAACATGGCCCGTCAACGTATGGCTATCGCTCACTTGGCTACCAAGCAGGGCTACGATGCTGACCAGATGCGTGAGCTTCTGAGCAAGGCATTCAGCCCAGAAGAGACTGTCATGCGGCAAATTGAGAACCAGCTGGATGGAGAAGCGTCAAGCTTTGCCCTGTCCAAGAACCCCGCCCTGATGCGTGAGGCTCGCCGCAATGAACTCCTCGAACAATACCGGGACTCTCTTGCCAAGAACCTGAGCGCCGGGGCTGACATCATTACAGAAGGCCGCATCTCTGCCAATGTTGCCAACCTATCCTCGCAGCCGAAGGGCTTCGCTGGATGGGTCATGGACGGCATCTTTGGTAGCCTTGAACGCAAGACCCGAGGGGCAACCTCTCTGCTGGTCCCGTTTGCTCGCTCACTGGCGAACATGCTCGACTTCTCGTTGGCGATGTCGTTCTTCCCCGTCTCGTTCCTCCGAGCCTACAACATGTCCCCATCTTCATGGATGCCGGATAGCATGATCAGCGAAACCTACCGCCGCCAGCAAGTGGAGCGTGGTTCACAGGAGTTCTACAAGCTCATGTCTCAAGGGTTCATGTCCACATTCCTGACAGCTGGCTTGGCCATGGCAGTCTTTGAGATGTTCCGGGCTATGGCTGACGATGAAGAACCCTTCATTGCTGCCTATGGTGACGGCCCTGCCGACGCTGAGAAGCGCAACCAGCTCCGTCTGCGTGCCCCATTCTGGAAGCCCAACGTGCTGAAGATCGGCTCGTTCTACGCGAACTGGAAGGACCTGCCCGGAATCAACCTGTTGCTGGGTGGCATTGCTGCACTGTCGGATTCAGTCATCAACGCCCAAGAAAAAGGCCGGAGGGTTCGCCCCTCCCAGTTCGCCGTGAACTCCATGATTCAGCTGACTCGGGCAATGTTTGCCAAGCAGCCCCTCCAAGGACTGGAAGATGCTAGCAAGCTGCTCTTCGGGCGGGCTGAAGGCGGGGCCAGCCTTGATAAGGTGCTCATGAAGATGGCTTCCTCATGGGTGGGCGGAGTCACCAACCCCCGTATCCTGCGGGATGTGGAAGATATGACTCGGGGCTTGCTCTCCGAGACCGGGGAAACCCCGATGATCGAGACGGCTAAGACTTGGTCAGACGCCTTGCAAAGCGTCCTGCCCGGCTCTTCCCTGCTCTTTGACCGCCCGGCTATCCTCAACGCACGGGGCAAAGAAGTCACCTCCTTCTGGTTTGCTCCGTTCACCAAGCGGTTGTTGCCTGACATGGAGTCCCCTCATACGGATGAGATCATCACTCCTCTGGTCAGCGCGGGCCTTTACCTGTCGCCGCCGGAAAGTCAGATGGCCTTCAAAACATGGAAGGACCCTGAAGATCGTGCCGCGGGCATCGACCCAGACGGGGCTATCCTGTCAAGCTTTGACTCCGACGTTGCCCGTGAAGCTCTGATTCTCTACGGAGAGCAGATGACGGCTATGTTGCAGAGTGGCAACGTCATCAATAACCTTGTTCGGTTCGCTGAGCGTGGCCAAGTAGAACGAGAAGCCGCCCAAAAAGCTCTGGACAGCATATCTAGTGCCGCCCGGAAATACGCGCAATCCAAGTTGCAGCGTCGCATTTTGGATGGAGAACTTCTCCCTCACTGGCAACAATGAAGATTAACCACAACGCACCTCTCCCTCCCGGTGGCGCTTGGCGATGGGTCTCCCCTGTAACGGGGAGAACCCTCTCCAGTCGGAGCTCCGCCCGAAAACTGATTCAAGAAATCCTCAACTACCAGTCTGAGAATGGGCACAAAGTCCAACCTCCGGCTGAAATTGAGCACGATATTTGCATGCAGATGGGGCTGCTAAAGCCCTATTGCCGGGGCAGTGAGACAGTCCCAACGGGTCGGACGACTCTGGAGACGCTGTCCAATGCCAGCAAAGCCTTCTCGGCATGGCTGAAGACTGGGATGGAGTTGGCTCCTATGGAAGAAGTTGAGAGACGAGCGGCCACTTGTGCCGCCTGTCCCCGCAATCAGCCACTAGGGGGCTGCCTAACCTGCATTCCTGAGCTTGCTGCTGAGATAGCGCAGGACGCTTTGGTCTCGCCACAACGGCGGTCTAAGCATCACTCGAAGCTTCACAACTGCCAGCAATGTGGTTGCCGGTTAGCGTTGAAGACACAGCTTCCAGCGTCAGCCACCCGCGTAGAGCCGGGGCAGCAGTTTCCTGAGTGGTGTTGGGTTCCGCAGGCAGCTCAGGCGGGCCAAGCGTCTTCGTAGGACATGACCCATTTAGCATCCACCGATTTGCGGAGAGGGGTGCCCCCAAAATCAAAGGTTGCCTGTCGTCGGCTTGCACAGTCCTCAATCGGAAAAACAAAGCAACGGTTATTCTCTGGGCACATGCCGACAATATAATCGCAGTCTGCCTTAGTGTACTTGCGCCACCCGTGGTCTTTGCTCCTTGGTTTGAGGAAGGACATTATCCAACGGGACCTGTTCTTGAATTTGGCCAAGTAGATGGTTTTGACTTGGATGCGAAGCAACTGAGTCCCTGTGTCGGCCAGCAAGTCGTAGCCAGCCTTGCCACCATAGGGCAGGGAGACGGTCCACCCTCGCTCAAGGATTCTGGCCATAGTTAGAATCTCGGCTGGCGAGCCAGCATTAGCGTGTCGTCTCTCCATGAAAGTTTGGGGTCTCAAACAATACTAGAGGTATAGCCCTACGTCAAAGGGTGAGCGCGGCAGGATTTGAACCTGCATCCGATTGGCTTCGTGATCAGACAAGCGAAGGTGTCTTATCGCTCTCTGATGTTGCTTCCGCAACCACGCGCTCGAATTGGCGACTCAGGCTGGAATTGCACCAGCTATCTGGGGTTTTACGGCTTTTGCCGCGTGTATGAGTCCAGTTCGGGAGGCACCCCGATGCGTGTCCCTGTCCACGCCGCTGAGTCAAAATGTCAAAGATCACTTCTTCGCAGGACTCACACGCGCCCCCATCCCGACACGGGACTTTTCGCGCATCTTGGCCTGCACTTTTTTGCGGCCTAGCTCGCCTGCTGTCTTGGGGGTTTCGGAGGACACACGCTTCGTGGGGCGGCAATACTCATTGGAGCCTCCAGCACCGCAGGGTTTGCCTGTGCGTTGGTCTTGCCACTTCTCCTTTTCCCACCGTTTGAGACTGGAACCAGCTTCACCCTTGCGGACGTTGCCACTTTCCTTGCGGCACTTGGCAATGGCTTGAGAGGCACGGGCCGACGGGAAGATAGCGTAGGCAGCTTTGACTTTTTTATAGCAGGCATCTTTCATGGTAGGTTGAGATTATGTTTTCCGATCTCGGTGAGAAGCTTTATCACATAGAGAGCGACAAGCATGAAGGATAACCAGAAAGTTTCGGAGTCCATAAAAATATCAGGGGTTAATCGAGGGGGTTTCCCTCCATGAACTTTTTTCGGTAGAGTGTCTTCTCGTCCGGGCTCATGGAGGTTACCCGGGGAATCTTTTCGGACATGACAAATGTGGGGTTGGCCGCATGTGGCAAGGCAAAAACATGGCCGAACTCATGCAGCAAGGTAGAAGTCACGTCTTCCCCGTGACCAATGAAACGACTCCAACGGCTGATGGCCCAGCGTATCTTGTCGGAAAGAGTGATGCGCCACGCATCCACGGCATGACGGTGGCATTGAGCAATCCGCTTGGGAAACTTCTCGTTATCAATCTTCCCCCACCCAATGTGGATATTGGCAGCCCCCGCCTCTACGGGGCGTAGGGCCACCAGCCCATACATAGCGTTGTTCCATTCGTCAGCAGCTTTGCTGGCGAACTTTGCTATCTTGGGAGGGCAGTAGTAGGTTAGGCGAATCATAACTTAGGGATAGCGGCAAACAGACGGTTGGCTCGACCTACCTGAGCCGGGTGAACCTTGATGCTGTTGAAGAGAACAATGCTGTCGCGGTCTTCAGGGGCAGCAGCTTCCATCTGGTCCAGCAGAAACTCTGCCGGATGCTTGTCCGAAAGCTTGGTGGTAATGTCCCCTGTTGCATTGTTGCAGAGTGTAACAAGCCAGACTTCCACGGGAGCAAACACTTCGGGGGGCTTGCCGCTGATGAGTCGGTCATAGTGCTCCTTGGCTGCCTTCAGCTTGAGCCCGCAGGACTTGAGGGCCGCCGCGCTGGATTGCAACCAGCTCGGGGAAGCTGTGCCATCTTTCTGGCGCATGGTTCTTTGGGCCTCAATCTCGGCTGTGCTCTCGTCAAGCACGGCCACAAGGGCAAGGACATCTTCAGGGTGTTCCACTTTCAGCAGGCGCTGGCAGAATAGGTTCAGGTCCCCCGTCGTGGGGATGATTGTCTTGAGTCTCGACATGGTCGTATGTGGTTTCGATTAGGTTGGTTTGGTTGGGAATTTTGGCGGCTTCAGGGATTTTTCCCCCAGCAATGACGCCAAGGTTGATGAGGACTTTGCCACTGCCGTTGCCGTTGTTATCGTCAAGTCCAGCAGCGCGGCGAAGGATGTCGTCAATGATCTTTACGTCCTTCCAGCTTTTGATAGGCGGAAGCTTCTTCAGTGTCAACATCTTGGCAGACAGAACTCCGAACAGACGGTTCGTGTACTCTGTGCCAGCCGCCTTTAGTCCATTGTCTGCGGCTTTGGTGGTCAGCACCTCGGCTTCAGCTTGAGCCATGTCAAGAAGCTCAGCCTCACGGACGGCCACAGACGGGGCTGAGGCTTTCCAGTTGTGCTTCTTTTTCAAGGCGCGGATTTCTTTGACCGGGACTCCAGTCAAATTTTCAGCCTCAGCAGGGGTGAGCCCTGCCTCTAGCATCACGCGAAGTTCTTCAAGCTTTTCGTCGGAGACAATCATGGAATGGTTCCGTTGAATACAAGATCACGCACTTTGTCCACAAGATGGGGGACTCCCGCATTGTTGTAGATAATGTGGTCAACAAGGTCGTCGCTGATTCCAGCTTCACTGGCGTGGTCCATCGCAGACAGCCCGGGGCGAACGATGCGGACAACGACTCCTCCGAGATCTTTCACGAGCTTAGCTTCGTTATCGAATCGGCAGTCATCCACGACAATGCCACCCATGACTCCATCCTTGATAGCTTTGAGCTTGCGGGTAAATCGTTGTTGAGCAGCAACTAGCCAGATGTTTTCACCGATCATGTTACGCCCCCAATCGGTGCCCAAAGACTGATAAGCCTCACGGACAGTCTTGCCACAGAGCTCCGGGGGTCTGGCGTTCTTGTCCGTCTCGGGTGTAAGAATGGCGACCATTGCCTTGAGAGGGTCAGCAAAGGCCGTGCGATAGACCCGGTGTTTCGTCGAGCACAGGGCCTCGGCAGCGGTGGTTTTGCCACAGGTAGCGAGCCCGGTAAAGGCCACAAAAGGGAAGGTAACAGGGTAGATTATATTCATTGGAGCTTTGTTTCAGTGTTGCAGGGTTGCAACAGGTTCAGGGAGTTCTTCAATAGAGATGACAGTGAGGGCTTGCTTTTCAAGGTCGTTCGGTTGGCGGCCATAGGACGCGATAAACTCATTGAGCTTATCAACAAAGATACGGCGAACCTCCGACTCACGGCCGCGGGAAGCAGCCATGAGTCCGTCAAGCTTTGCCTGTGCTTCGTCGGCTCTTTTTCGGGCACGCTTTCTATCCTTCTTAGACATGCGGACTCGGGGGATAGGAACCCCCTCACTTGTAACGCGAATTTGTGCGCCACAGGGAGTCACAAGAGTATGCTTCCCACTGCGGAAAACATATAGGTTGCCCGGCCTGTTCGGGAAATGCAACGCCCCTGTGCATGGAGGGGGCGTCGAGATTGTGTCAGTGTTTTCATTCATAGTCAGTAGCTTGGTATTGAGTCACAAGGGTTGGCACGTTGAGTTTAGTCTTAACAAAGGCAGCTTCGTCAGGACCTAAACCTTTTTGGGGGTCACAAACGACCACAGCTTTGGTTAGCGAGCCCCATCCTTCGTCGTAATCGTCGAGGATGGCAAGCTTATTGATGCTCCGGTGGGTGTTCAGAAACAGTCGAATCTCGTGGCTGCGGTGTTGGCCGGGGCTCCAGTCAAGGCTCTCGTACCCCTTGATCTCTGGCGTGGACTGCCAGATAGGCAGCTCATTAGAGATGCGGTCAAGCATTCGAGACGAGGTCCGCCAGCTGGAAGACAGGCAGATGAGGCATTGAGTCTGGCGAATGATGTCCCAAACGAGGTTCAGTTTATCCCGGTCAAGTGAACCGGGGCGAGTGTTAAGCACCCCGTCAACGTCGAGGAATAGAACAGGAGCAAATTCGGGGGTCATGCTTTTGGGTTGGATAGGTTGCGTAGATCGAGGAGCGGGAGAGGCTTAGTAAAGTCCACTCCTTTCTCGATGCAGTAAGCTAGAGCAGCATTGATTTGAGCAGCGGGGCGCATGGTTAGTGTTCGAGTTGTATTCATGTTTGTTGGTTGGGGTAAGCGTCTGGTTCAATCATTCGGGTGTTGTTTTTATGGAGAAATTTAGCTAGGTCGGTGGACAATTTGTCCACAACATCTTCCGGCAAAGCCCACTCCCATTCGTGTAGGAACTCATGGATTAAAATGCGAAGGTGAGGCTGGCCTTTGAGGCGAGCATCAATCTCGATTTGGCCGTTTCCGTGAGCCATACCAAGGGCTCGGTAGCGACCTAGCTTTCGTCGGGTGACTGTTATGGAGGTGGGTTTCATGAAATGAGGGTTTCGAGGGGGAAGGCGGCGAGGATGGATTCAAGCGTATGCCTTGCCGTTCTCCCAAGGAAAGACTCATCGGCAACAATTACGCCGTCGAGTTGGTATTGAGCGATTGTCAGCAATCCAGCAATAGCCACCCGTGTTGCTCTCCATCCGGCCTCGGCGTTGCCTGCGGAGGCAGCGATAAAGAAGGCGTCCTCAATAGATACTTCGGCGGCTGACGCAGCGAAGTCTCCGGGGTCTATGATGCGGGGGAATGACGCGCCACCGTTGCCCCCCTCGTAAGTTAATTCCCACTCCCCCGGCGTCCGCTTTGAGGCGATGCCGATGAGACGTTCAAGATGTGCGTCAATGAGTTTGAGGTGGTCGAGTTGGGTGGGGGTCATAGCTGTTCTTTGATAATTGAGATTGCTACCTTTACGAGGCGATCCCCGTTTTTGTGCGCAACAGGCCACGGATTGCCTGTGTCTGAACAATGACGTTTCTTGGCCTCTTTTTGAGTTCCGGCATTGCTAGCGGCGTAAAGGTTGCCGGACGAATGAATTACCATCCATTGTTTAGTTTTCATGGCAGGAAGGGTTGGAGTTTGATAAGGGCTACGTTGCCTTTGTTCAAGGCGTCGATAGCGGTGTCACTAAAATCACCTCCGCTTGGAAAGTCATCATTATGGAGATTATCTATCGCTTTCAGCGAATCATGCGCCACCCTGATAGCTTCGCGCATGGCTTCGTTTTCCTCCCGCGCCTCGTCGCGCTCGCGCTCCAAAGCGCGTGCGAAGTTGGCGGGGACTGTGGCACACGAATAGAACCCGATATGGGGCGATGCTTTTGCATCCGTCTCTGGTGTAGGTCGTGATGGGGTAGGGGTCATGATAAGAAGGGTTGGAGTTTGGTGAGGGCGTCATAAACATAAATGTGAAGGACGCTGGCACCGGACACTTTTTCGGCAAAGGTCAGTTGCAAAGACACTTCCCTGATGGCTTCGCGCATGGCTTGGACCTGGTCCCGCGCCTCGTCGCGCTCGCGCTCAAGACGGCGTGCGAAGTCGGCATCCACATACAATCCCAAGTCGTTATACTTCCAGCATCCGCTATCATCTGGATAACCTGATTTTGAATCCGTCTCAGGTGTAGGTGGTGGTGTGCTCATGGTGGTTTTTTGTGTTTATTCTTCTTCGGTTTCTTGTTCGAGTTCAAAGCAAAGCTCGCAGAGATATGGATCGCCTCGCTTGAGTTCTTCGGTGTTGAGCTTCACGTTGCAATCTTCGCAACGAATTGCGTAGTATTCATCATATTGACGATCACTGGGGATCATTGAGTTTCCGTAACGGCTCATAAGATTTTGAAAAGTAAGTGAATGGCGGCGATGATCGTGGTGGTGATCCACACAACGATTAAAATATCAGCGAGTAGTTTCATGGCTTTGCTGCTCTGTCTCCTTCAAGTATTCAATGAGGGTAAGAATGTGATGACCACTTGGAAACTTTTCCCCGTTGATCCAGCGATAAACGGAGGATGTATGCACTCCGCATTTGTTTTTGATTGCGTTAATGAACGCCATCTGTGAAGGCGATTCTTTGTGATGCTTCCGAAGAAGCTCGACTATTGAGTTTGGTGTTGTCATAGAAAATTAGGTGTGGTGTTTTCCCGAAGCCATGCGGCTTGAGATTCTTTTATGGCCGGGTTGCTTGCTGCCCATGCTGCTGCGTCTGCTGCTGCGGCTACTGCGTCTGCTGCTGCCCTTGCTGCTGCGTATGCTGCGTCTGCTGCTGCTGTTGCTGCCCATGCTGCTGCTGTTGTTGCTGACCGTGCTGCTGACCATGCTGCTGACCGTGCTGCTGACCGTGCTGCTGCAAGCTCGTCATCACTTGCTTTGTCTTGAGCATATTTTTCGGCAACATCAATCGCTTCAATGCTTCGCGAATCAGTCATTAAATGTTGAACTTGACGAGCGGCGAACACCGCAAATAACCGCAGTTCTTTATCCGTCAATACCGAAGGTCGCGTGGCAACCCAAAGAAGCCAAGCTGGGTTGGCTTTTTCCCACACTTCTTTCATCGAAGCGCAAAAGGCTAAAGCCCATTCTTTGCCCTCTTTGCAGGCGTGGTGCTTAGTGCAAAATTGTTCGATGGTCATACCGGATGCTGGAAGCGGAAACTTCAGCGTCAGCCGAAGCACACGCGCTGGTTCTGCCGCGCATGCAGGCAACGGCTCGGAGGTGGTCTGTTGTGTATTCATTGTGTTCATAAGATTAGTCTAATTAGTCTAAAATGCGGTAGGCAATAATGTCCCCGGCTGTGTTGTCGAGTGCGATCCAGCGGAGAGCGCTTTGACTCAAGATGCGCCTCTCGCCACCTCGGAACTCAACCTCGTATCTTGTTTGCGGCCCGATAATCGGAGTGCCATGCCACGGAATCCATGGCGGTTCCGTTTTTGTGTCCCGGCATTGGGCGGAACAGAATCCTTTTCGCAGTTCCTCACGGCCTGCTTTCCACGCCTCAAATTGGGCAGTGGTAGCTAGTTTATTGTTAGCATTAGCCCAAGCATCAAACGCCTCCCGTTCCTCGTCTTTGGGAAACTCGTAGCCAATGGCGTCAAGAATGGCTTTGGTGAAAATGACTATGTTGTTACCTTTCGGGTCATAGCTTGCTTTTGCCCCAATGTCCGCCAGTTCCTCAAGAGTGTAGTTTTTGTCGTTCATGGTTTGATTCGATAGATGTTTTTGGCTTTGCCGCCGATACCATTGGAAGCGCGTTGCACCGAGATAAATCCAGCTCGTTCAAGGGCTGTGAGTGCGCCACGGATGGTGGGACTCGCCAGTCGAAGGCGTTCCTCAAGATCGTCAAGTGTGGCGGCTCCTTGCTCCACGATGATAGCGAGGCAAGGGAAGGTTGAGGGTGCTCGGATTCCGGGTTCAGTGGAACCGAAAATACGGAGGATAAGATCAGTGGTTAGGTGGGGTGGCATGGTTTGTACTTTGAAAGAGTTTCCGCATCATCGTGGCACATGCAGTGACAGCATCTGAGCGGTGTTCAGGTGGGGCACCACGAAGCAAATCATCTAGCTCTGCTTCGGTGTTGCAGGTTGTAACAGCTCTGCACAGGGTGAGACTGCCACGTGCGCTGTCCAGTCGGTTGAACTGCGTACGGCTAATCAGAAACACGTCATCGTTGGGCCGGGTCAGCCCAAGTCTGTCGGCGTGTATGAACAAGTCATACCGGTCGCGGCAGTCCGTCCTATTGCGTAGAGCCCGAAGCCAGTTCCCGACGGCAATCTTAGTCACGCCAAGTTCCTTGACGATTTCCGTGAATGATAGCCCGTCGAGAACCAGCTGAGCCACACGCTTCTGGTCAGGTGTGAGCGTCATTTGAAGCAAGTTGCTACGATGGTTCCACCAGCATGAAGGTTTGAGGAGACAAAGAGCTCGGGGTCATTTGAGTAGCCGTCAGCAGTGACACGCAGCTGAGTCATCGGGTGGTTGTCTTGCTGGGCATGAAGCCGTTGGAGTTCAGCAATAAATTCAGCGAGGGGTATAGTAAGAATCATAGGTTAGTGGAGAAGTTGAGTTTGATCATAGACTTTCGATGCAGTGGTCCACGAAGGGTTGTGAACCACGGATTTGATAAGCACCCATCCCTTGGCAACCTCGGGGTTTGGTTGGTCGGGGTCGGCATGCCGAAGCTGGCGATTGCCAGTGTCACAGTGTTCATAGACCAGCCACCGGAAGCCGGGCTTTCCAAAGGAAAGCAGGCGTTCCATGACAGTCATCGAGATTTACGTGGCCGTCCGCGGTTGGCTTTCTCTTCCTCAAGTTTGATCGCCTCTTCCGCCTCAGTGATAACTTCACTGATAACTTGACGGGTAAAGTCGAGCTCCTCTTGAATGAGCTCAGCCCGTTGAGTAGGAGTAGCGAACGCCTTGAGGTACGGACAGCGGCGGAGGATGGTCCGGGCAAGCTGTTCGGGGTCGTCGAGGTACTCAAGGATAAGTTCCTTGGCCTCGTGGCGGGTGGCTACACAGGCGTCCAGTAGAGGAAGCAGTGGTTCTCCACTGCTAGAATCGTTACCAAGGTAGATGTGAAACCCTGATGCAGCAGGTGTAATCGTTAGTGTTCTAGGCATGATGTTTGTTTGTCTGATTGTTGCGGTGTTGCAAAAAGCAACGTGTCATGTTGTTAGCGGTCGTGAATTTCGTCAACAGTTTTTGCGCAGAAAATTCCGGGCCTTGCAAAAAGCTCTGCCCGAACTACGTGTCTCGGCATCCCTCACCCACACTATGCCCAATAAACCAGATCCTCGCCTCAAGGCCGCCGGAGTAAGCGGCTACAATAAACCAAAGAAAACGCCAAGCCACCCAACCAAGTCCCACGTCGTGGTGGCTAAGTCGGGTGACAAGATTAAGACGATTCGCTTTGGCCAGCAGGGAGTCAGCGGCTCCCCCAAAAAAGAGGGGGAATCCGCCGCCTACCGCAAACGCCGTGAAGCTTTTAAGGCAAGGCACGCCGACAACATTGCCAAAGGCAAGATGTCGGCAGCCTACTGGGCCGATCGCGTCAAGTGGTAGGGTCCATGAATGGTGGAGCCTCGACGCCGGGGAGCACAGGAGCCAGAGCAGCAAGGATTGCCCGTGCTGTTCGCTGGCTTGTCCCCTTCGGGCCATACTTATGTAGCCCCTCGGCAAGCACCTTGATCTCGCGCAGAACAACGTCCTTATGGAGGAGGTCAGCCCCCACTATGGTTAGTTGTTCGGCCAGCCTGTCCCGCTCTTCCTCTAACCTCTGCATCTTCTCCTTGAGGTCGAAGGTCCAAGCCCCGTTTGCAGCAACGATTGCCGCCGTTGTTTCAGGTGTCGCACTCATGGTGTGTAGAGGTTGAAGTTTGTGTAGGGAGCACGGCGCAAGAGGTGCGCGGCTTCACGGTTGGATAGTAGCACGAGGTCAGAGACTGTCTCGCGCAGGCGTAGGGCTTTTGGATTGCGGCGAACCATGAGGTTGCCAGAGTTTGTTGGATGAATCTTCATGATGATGATGATGGTGTTGCAGACTGCAACTGGCTTGTGTCTTCCTCATCGTCCGGCCAGCACGGAGGGATGTGGGTGAGTGTTTTGAGTCGCTCGATGGAGCGCGTTCCGTCATCCCAGACAACCACCGCCCGACCTTTGAGTCGAGCGATGGCAGACATGAGACGAGCAACGCCGGGGGTCTTGTCGCCGGGCAGCGCAATCCTTCCGTAACGGGGGCGCGGCTCAAGCTGATAGACACGTATCCCCAAAGGGCCATGCGCTGGAGTGACTAACCTTCGCCAGTCCACAAGCTCCGCCTTGCCGTTATGCTTCCACCGCACAGCAACAAGTTCAGAGATGCAGCTACCCGAAGGGTGACGCCCATCTACCTCGGCTTTGGCTACAATCTTCCCAGTGTGGAAAGGAGGAGCCGCCAAGGTGACAGTGATTCCAAGACGGTAGATTTTAGTGTTGGTTGGCATAGCCTTTTCGGGTTGCCCAAGCAGTGAACTCGGGGATGGTTTGCCACAGGAAAACCCCGCCGTCCTTGGTGCGGAAGGAGTGATCTTCTCCGACGAAGGGCGGGAACGGTTCGCTTCCGTAGCACGTCCACTCGGGGCGCATCGGGACAACGAAGGAGTTTTGGGCCAGCCCACCGGTTTGACGCGCCCAAACAGTCACGGTGGCAACACTTGCCGGGGGGCAGGTGATGAGCGCAACAGCGTAGGAGTCGTACATTGTAGCCTCGTCAGGGTATTTGAGCAGGACTGTATTCACTTCACGGGGCATGGTTGCTCCGCTTACTTTAGTCCGCCACAATTCCATGGGCACAAGGCTATCCACACGAGAGTGCAGTTGCTCCATGACTTGGTCCCACGATTCACGGAACCAGACATTGAGACGATAGCCCTCCCCCGAGAGGGAGGACTGCTGAGAGGTTTCGTCAGCGGGGCTCATGAGTGGGAACGAAGCTCCTTGGGTTCAGTGGTTGCAATGTAGGTGGCAATCTGCGTGGCAAGATTGACAGCATCAGGGTTGGAGAAGCCAGAGTGGAAGTGAGTCCGCATCGCATCAACGATGGGCATCACCTTAGCAGTGCCGTCTTTGGCGTGGACCATGGCCTCTGATTTAGGGCGGGCAAGAGTTGCCCCGATCAGGTGGACCCCACGAGCCCGCCACTCAGCCGCGTCAACGCACCCGTCAGTGAGTTGCCCGTCCGTCCAGCACAGCACGCAATCGGCTTGCTCCAACAAGGGAGCAATGACGCGGTGTTGCAAGGTGTCACGGAACCCCTCCTTGCCATGGTAGGGATTGAGTCGGAGGAACGTCATGAACGGGATGCTGATAGGCATCTCGGCTAACTTGTTGCCAGTCAGGAACACGCGCAGGTTGATGACGCCCTCACGCGCCAGCAGAATCAGACCCCACACGAACTCCTTGCCACCAGTCTCCCACATGCCTGACATAGACCCAGACATATCCACGACGAGGACGATGTTACGAACACCGGATGCTCCACTGAGGTGGAGGAACGCGGTGTCCCATTGGCGAGTCAGTGCCTTCGACAGGCGAAGACGAGACCCGCTAGACGAGGCTTGTGCGGGAGAAGGCTCAGCATTCTCGAACACGAGGGAGAAACCAGACGCCACGCGCCGGGCAAGGGATTGATCGAAACGAACTCCACGGAATGTTGTTTTGCTCATAGTAAGTTGATGTTGATGTTGATGTTGATGTTAGTGCATGAAGGCAGACAGAGGAGACAAGCCAGCGATGCGGGCATGGATGTCTAAGGGAACGTCACCGGGGTACAAGAAATCCTCCTGCGTCTTGGGCCCCGTTTCTGCCATGGCAGCAGCACTGCCGATGCCAGAACTTACCGGGGCAGATGCGCCCTCAGCTCCGCCACCACTTGCCGCGGCGGCAGCCGCAGCAGCAAGCCCACCCGACTCGTCAAAGTCGGAGACGCCCGTGACAGACTCGACTTCGTGACCGAAGAGGTCCACCCATTCCTTCTCGATGGGAATGAGGGCATGCTCATCGGGGGCCTCCACAAAGCGCTGGTAGAACTTCTGGATGACCTTGTCCACTCGATGCCCAGCAAGAACTCCGGTCACGAATGTCGCCAGTCCTGTCCACTTGAGCGGGGCAGCCGCCGAAGCGATTGTCTTGAACAGCGCCGGTTCACGGCTCTTGAGTTGCCACAGATAAGTAGAAGGATTGTTAGTCGGGGCCGTCATGCCGGGCAGTTCGTTATGCTTGAGCCAGCCGAAGCGGTGGTCCTTGCCGCGTTCCTTGAGATACTTCCACTCGATGCGGCAATCCTCCGCAAGGTTATGGAAGCGGAACTTCAGCTTGTAGTCCGCAAGGCGGCGGTTGATGTCTGCCCTGTCAAGGCTCGTGTAGGCTGCATGGCAGACCTCGTGAGCGATGACGCTTTTCACAAGCTCGATGTTCTTGGCATCGGTCGAACTAGTCTCCGGGTAGAAAGCCTCATCTAGCCTGTCTCCGATGCGGATGAGGTGGCGGGGACCCCCCTTATCCCACTCCCAGCAAGCCGTTGGAAGACTCTTAGCAGTAGATGAGACAACAGTCGTGTTAGAGGGTACCCGTCTGCCAAGTTCGGGGCGGAGGGGAGACTCCGCACAAAGCCACCATAGGGGGCCTCCACGTTGGCGGATTTTGCCTGTGGGAGCGAGAGTCTTACGGCGCAGAGCGCTAGACTTTGCCTTTGAGAATTGGTTTGGTGTGATCATAGTATTGTTTGGTTCGGTGTTACAAGGTTGCAACGGGGTTAGTCCATGAGCTTGGCGAGGTCCTTGGCGAGAGCAAAGGATGTCGGGTCGGTGTCCTGCGTTGCCGCGTTCTGGACGGCAATCTGCTGCGGGAGATACTTGTGGAAGTACTCCGACAGATGCTTGACGGTGGGGCTAGCCTCCCATCGGCAGACATTCTGGATGGCCGCAATCAGGAAACGGAAGCACAGCGGGCGAGCCAGCTCCAAGGTGGAGTAGCGGGCACGAGTGGCCTCCATGAGTAGGGCAAACTTTGCTGCCCATGTCTTGACTGCCGGGGTTGCCGGAGTGAACAGGCCGCCGGAGAAATACTCCAAGCGAGCTAGACAAACTTCCTCAGCCCACTCCTTGGAGAAGTCGAACCGAAGGAGCTGAATGCGTGAAGCAAACGCTTCTGGTGGAGAGGCCCGCAAGTTACCCATGAACAGGATGTGGAGGTTCTCCACGGGAGCGCGAAGAATCTCAAACGTGCCGTCCTCTTCGACCTGCCGGGTTTGCAGGATATAGCAACGCTTGCCGTCATAGACACGCGGTGACAGGGTGGAGAGCATCCACTCCATCGTCTTGCGGGTGGCGTTGAACACCTCATCACCGATGAACAGCGTCTTGGTGCCAGCGGCAGCTGTCCGAAGGGCAGCCGTCAACGGGCCGTCAGCCGTCAGCAACGTGCCGTCTGGACGAGGTGTCACGGTGCCAACAAGGGCGCTGATCTCGTCAATGTCATCCTTGAAGGGATGCAGGAACGAGGCTTCGTACAGCCCGGCAATGCTGTCTGCCATGAACGTCTTACCGAACGAAGGCGGAGACACGACGGCAGGGATGGCACAAGTCTGCTCCATGCCCGGCGTGAAGAACGGTCGCACCGCCTCCAGCATCCGGTCCTTGGTGGGTGACACGGCAGCAGCGACGGCAGCAACAACGCGGGGAGGTGGCGGTGTTGCAGAAGGCAACGCCGCGGTGATGGCGTCAATGATTGGCTTGAGGCGGGCAACCTCAGCGCCGTGGTCACTAACCGTCTTGTGAAGGTCAGTGATGTGCCCGCTGTGCTTGGCGATGTCTGCTCCCATCTCGTCAAGCCGGGCCACCAAGTCTGGCGGGACAGCTCCCACAGTGGCACGCTTGGCGGCAGCCTCACGGAGCTTGGCCATCTGCTTCTCAGCAGCAGCCAAGGCGTCTTCCAACTCGTCACCCTCAAGGGTTTCTACCTTGATCTCAGCTGGTGGTGGGGGCAACTCGGCAGGGGCAGGGGCAGGGGCAGGGACCGCGCCGTCGAACAACGGATGGCCCATGATCTTCGTGGCAACCTCGCGCATCGCAGAGACCGGGGCATACGCCGTGATGTCACTCACGGAATCATACCCTAATGACTTGCAGATGTCAGTGATTGCCGCCGTCGTGGGGAACTCCTTGCCGATGCTGGCAGCAGCCAGCTTCTTGATGTGGCCTTGGATGAACGGACGGAGCTCGTCCTTGTTCATGGTTTCGACGGTGGCGGGATTGGTGGATGTATTCATGTTTGTTTGGTTTCTATCAGTTTGGTTTGTTGGTTTCGCGGCAGCCTTGTTGCGGTGTCGCAGCCTACGAGAGGAGGCGTCGGGCCTCTTGTAGGTCGGCAATTCTTGCCAGTGAGAGGTCATCATAGGTTAGATATGACAACCTGTCAACGGCTTTGTCAAAGCTTGCTAGCTAGTTGATCGTTCGGCTGATGCGGAACCGGCGGCCATCCCGGAACAGCCACTTGGTGCCGTTCCAAAGGTTGATTCCACGGGCCATGCCCCATGTGGCGTGGACTTGGCGGAACCTTCGGCCATCCCGCGTGGTGCCTGTGACAACGTATAGGTCACCGGGTTGGTGAACCCACGAGCAGGTTCCGTCGGAGTTGTAGGAGATAGGGTTAGCAGTCATGATGTTTGTTTGTTTGTTTGTTTGGTTTGTTGGTCTCGGCAGTTTGCCGTCATGCGGAACCGACGGCATCAGCAATTCGGCGCTTAAAGTCCGCATGGATGGTGGGGTCAGATTTGCAGTACCCGTTGTTGCAGGAGTGGCGATAGTCTTGGTAATCGTCTTCCAGTTTGTGGAGCAACTCTTTTCCAGCAAGGGCGGGCTTGCTCGGAGGCAACCCAGCGTACGGGGTCGGGGTATTGTAGGTGCGTTTCATGGTGGTCATAAGTGTGTGGTCTCGGCAGTTTGCCGTCATGCGGGACGGTGAGGGATAGCCTCACGAAAGTGTGCTGGTTTGTTGGACGGAGAGCCAGCATCCGTGTTGCAGTGTTGCAACGACCTGCTAGGTCAGGGCAACGCCGTGACGATCGCACTCGACGACATCAACGAGCGTTGACTTGGGGCGGTTCCACTCACGCCACACATGCGAGGCGGAGAGCCCCGGCATGGTGATGTGATATGTCCGCCCCGCCACCGTGTAGGTGATGAGGAACCGGGCGAGCTTCATGATGCGAACGCTTCAAAGTTATGGCTGTCCGCCCAGCAATACTCCAACCGATAGCCGCCGGGCGGCGTCCACCACTTGACCATGGAGTCTTCGCCAAGACTACGTGGCGTCACCTTGGACGAGATGGCTTCGCCTTGCTCGTACTTCGTCTCCACGGTGGGCAGCCACTCCCACTTGGGCGCGATCTCCACCTCCACCTTGAGGTACTTGCCGTCAACCTTTGCCCACCACTTGAGATGGTGGGAATCGAAACCGGGACCCCCGGCCAGCACGACCGAGGCCCACACCTCGCCGTGCATGGTGGAGGACTCGCGGGGCTTCTCCGTGTTGATCTCACTGGGGGCAATGGACAGGGCATGCCCCCGCCACTTCTCAGCCGGGACGACAACCCCGGCATCCTTCCACTGCTTGAGGATTGCCACGGCTTCGCGGAACGACATTCGCTCCGGGTACTTCCGCTTGTAGGAGACCACGAAGGTGTTGTCGCGGTGCTTGAGAATGCGCGGTGGTTCGGCCGCCGGGTAGGTGATGGCGGGGAGCAGAGACTCCATGGACTTCGATGCTTGGTCCTGAGACCATGCGTCAAAGCTTTGTTCAGTTTCGCCAGCGGCGACGGCTTGTTTCCATTGTTCGATTGTATTCATGTTGGTTTGTCTGGTTCTGGTTTGGTTTGGTTTGTCCGGTGTTACGGATTGCAACACCGGGAGATTGGTCACAGGACAAAGACAGGGATGCGCAGCGCCCGGTAGGCGGCACGAATCATGTCGAGTGTGAGACCTGCCGGGGCAGGAACGGCAACCTCGCCGGGGGCGAGGCGGAATCCGCCACACATGGCGACGGTGACGGCTTTGATGTCCGCGCCATCTTTGGCGGGGCTGAGGATGAGTTGCATGTTCATGATGTTTGTCTGGTTTGTTTGCTTTCGAGTTCTGATCACAAGGCAGGATTGCCCGATGACCAGAACGAAAAGCAATCCCCGTAGCAGGGTTTGCCTGCTACGGGGTTGCAGTGTTGCAAGGTTGCAACGGTTCACGGTTCACGGTTCCTCGAAGTGCGTGGCACTCCTGCCCGGCTTCGTGAGATGCCGGGCCTGCTTCGCGGCCCTGATTCGGGGCATCATATCTTCTACCCGGTCAGTGACTCGGGCGGACGGATAGCGGGATATTCCCGCACGTGGCGGGGCAATCTCCGTGACAATGGGCATGCCATTGGCGATGGCACGGTTGACTACGGCGGTGATGAGAGCGCGGGCTTTGTTCATGGCTTGATGAGTTGGAGTTGGTTGAACGGGTTGTTGATGGAGGGCTTTGGTGATGCAGTGTTGCGGGGTTGCAACACTGCGGCGGGGTCCTTGTCCTTGTCATTGAAGAGCCTGTCGTAGGCTCTTGGGGTTAACTTGAGTTTTCTCATTGGTTTGGTTTGCTTGGTTTGCTGTCATATTCTGACCACAAGGCAATCATTGCCGATGACCAGAAGGGAGAGCAAACCTGCCCCGTTGCAAGGTTACAACGGGGCAGGGATGATGTGTTGCAAGATGCAACGGGTTATTTCACGAGGGCGGCGGCGGCGAGGAGAGCAGCTTTCGCCTTTTTCTCCGACTTGAGCGCCTTCATGGCATACGCCAACAAGGCTTGTTCAATGGTGCGCTTGGACTTCTCTGTTCTGGAGCTTCTGGCCTTCGCCTTCTTCACGTCTTTTTCATAACCCGCTGAGGCCATCGCACGGGAGGCGATGCACCTAGCGTTCTCCTCCGACTTGCCCATGGCAAGACATAGTGTCTTGCAGCGCTCGCTTGCCTCCTTCTTCGTGAGGCCCGCTTTCTTCCACTGGAGAACGGCGGCATTTTGTTGAGACTGGATGCCCTCCGATAGGAGGACAGAGCCTTCGAAGCGTGCATCGGCTTCAAGGATTGCAGCTCTTACCGTCTCGTCGGTGATGCGCTCGGGAATCGCTACCTCATGGAGGCGGGTGGATTTTTTGATCGTGGAGGCAGAATCTTCGAGGAGAGACGCAAGGATGCTGGCGGTAGCCTTGGCGGTGATTGCATTGGCGGTGAGGGCGGCGGTGGTGTTGGTCTTGTTGGTTTTCATGTTGTTTTGGTTCTATGTTGCAGTGTTGTTTTGTTACAGGGTGCAACGGCGTCTTGCCGATGCTGTCACCCTTCATCTATTACTGGTCGGAGCACCTTTTTCTCCTTCGTACAGCCCTCATTCCCTAGGCAATTCACTAGGCCAATTTTCCCCGCTCCTCAGAATGTTAGCCTAGCCTAACCGTTGGCCTCAGGAGCCAACGGCACGAGGGAAACGGCGACTTTTTCGTTGATACTCAAGGAAAATCTACAAAAACAGACCACCACCGGTGGGGGGCAGGGGGGCGCGGGCGGGCGCGCGGGTAGGGGCGTTACGGTCTGAAAAAAATTTTGGGTCTTTTATACCCTGGTAGGTAAATTAAGTAGCCATAGTAGGTTAAATACCTAGAGTCAAAGCACAGGGCAAGAAGGAGAAAGGGCACGAAGGACTAAGCCTCAACGTAGCCGTTTGCTTCCCAGACGAGATTGCCAAGGGCAAATCCTCGGGCGCGGTTGAGCATCGTTACAATCGGTGGAAAGTGGGCGGGCATCTCCAGCAAACCTTGACGCAGGGGGAAAGACTCGCCCCGCAGCCGGTGAGGGACTTTACCAAGATCATCAAGAGAGATGCGGAATGGAACACCAGACCCGTCAATGCGCTGGCGCAGGGTAGCAAAGTAGGCCATAAGCCGTGGGTTCCGGGTAGTTTGTGGTTTTTCGACCGAAGGTGCCGGGGGCTTGGGCGGAAGAGTGATTACTTCAGTCGGGGGCTCTTCTGGCTCTGGGGCGGGCGCACCCGTCTCAGAGACAAACTTCCAGAACAAGGTCTTGCTCGTGGCTTGGGTCGCCTCAGCAGAAAGAACGACTTCTGGAAACGGGGAGCCTTCTGGCAGGGTAGCAAGATACTCTTCTAGGGTAGGCTGCTTGGGGAGCGCGGGGTCAACGCAATAAGAGCTGATGCGCCCGAACTGGGCAACGGTTAGGTAGAAGGGGATTCCTTTAGCTCGATAGGTATCCCGGAGTTTATAGTAGGCAGCAGTCAGAAGTTCTTTAACGGAGGTAGAGTTCATAGAGACCTGAAGGTGAGCTACGAGCTCAGCAAAGTCAAGAGGTGGGGATGAGACTAAGCAAGAGGTGGGGATGGGTTTCAAAATAGGGGGGGATAGACCTCAAAAAGGTGGCAAAGTGGGGGATTCGGCTCAGTAAATTGATTTCGGGTTTCCCTAGTGTCAGAAGGTTTTAAGGGGGGTTAGGTGGGGTTGTTTTTATTTGATAGCTTTAGAGTAAAATATATAGGGAAATAGCGTCTCCCCCACCTTGCAAAAAAGCTCTCCAAAGCCAGCGTTTTGAAACGACCCCAACTCCCCCATATTGATTTCAGAAAACAGGGGTTTTCCTTTGATACTCAAGGAAAAACCACAGGTGGAGATAGCTTTTTTTACCCCGAAAAATCCCCCCCTCGGAGCCGTATCTCCCCCTTTTTTGACCCTTATCCCCACCTGTTTTTGGCTACTTTTGGACCTTTTTGGACTTACATAGACCTTACCACCCTTAAAAATTGATTTGCCTCCTCCCGCCCCTTGGTTTAGTAAAAAGTGCGGGCGTCGAAGGCTCCGTCCAACCTTCGACGCCCTAACTCCAACATCCCCTGTCACCTCTATGACCGACGCTGAAGCTACCCTGAATCTACAATCCACAGCAACCCATGTCAAGAAACGTGGGCCATACCGACCTCGGTCTGAGGAAACCCGTTTGAGGGTCAACCAGTTGCGTGCCGCGGCAGCTGCTAAGCGAGCTGGGCAAGCCCATAAGTACCGCCGGAGCCCTGAGTCTTTGGCCCGGGCTGCCTCGAAGGCTGACGATGTCGTCAAGAGGGCGCTTGCCATGTTGCCCTCCGACACTCCTTTTCGTGCCGATCGAAGGGGGCTTTGCTGGAAGCGGCTCCACTGTTTTTGGAAAAAAGACCGTGCTGGGTTTGCTGAGGCTGCCGACTTTGTCTTCAATGAGTTGAGACAGTTCCAACCGGTGTCCGTCGTTTTTGGTGCCTACCGTGAACTTGAGCGGGCGTGGAGGTCTCGACGGATTCAGTGGCTCGTCGAGCACCTCAAAGACCCTCAGAGGTGGCGTGTAAGCCCAAGCCGGGCTTCTGCTATCTTGACCGAAGCCCTTGAGCTTGAGCGAGAGCTACACGGGCAGCGTGCTGCCAATGCGCTCTTTGCCCATCTCAAAGATCTTCCGAGTCATTGTTCGCCCTGATAGCTGTCTGCGTGAGCTGCTCTACCGCTTGGTGAGCAGCTTGGATGATCTCAATGAAGCTTAGATCAGACTCCATGCCATACCGCCACATGGCAGCAATGATCTCTTTGCGGAGTTGTTCTTGAGCTTCGTCCATGCTGGGAGAAGGGATCAATCCTTGGCATCCAGAGGACGTTTCAGGTCAATATGGTATTTGGTCAAGCCTCCAGTGATACCGACTTTCACCAGCGGAGCGTAGTACTCCTTGATCTTGCCCATGATGCGTCCAACCGCTACTGGCGTGTAACTCCGCATCACAGAAGCAAGGGTTGGTTCAGAATTGATACTCATGATCAGGTCTGTGGTGGAGCCGACCCACTCAGTTGACCCACCAGCCGGAACCATGCGTAGAGCTTCTGGACGCCAAGCTTCCAAGACTTCCACAAAGCGGTGGTCAGGGGAGCTGTCTCGGGCGCTGCGGACAAGGTCAGGGTGGTGGTAACTGTGAACTCCGTAGCGAGGTGACAGAGGGTTCATGACGCCGATCGGCGGTTTCCAGTCGAGCAGCCAGCGCAGGAAGAAAGGAAGCTCCTTCTCCAGCATCTCGTCGTTTTCCTGCAAGGTTCCAAACTTTGCCTTCCAGTTGCTACACTTCAACAACATGATCTTGTCGAGGATAGACCCGTCGAGTTGCGGCACGATTGCAATGGAGTCACTATCATCGTTGCAGGTCATGCAGATGCGGCCGAACCATGTCAAAGTGATGGCATCCACAAACTTTGGGTGATAGACCAGTTCGGGTGACGCCACGTGCTTCTTGAGCATTTCTGAGAAGCGACGGTGGTCCGAGAAGTTGGTGGCACTTTTGGAGTCGTCCACAAACCACACGTTCACTGAGGCCAGCTCCTTGTTGAAGGACTTGCCCTCCAGCATGTAGTTGCCCGCATCGGCTGCTAGGCCAAAGATGGTTCTCATCATCTTGACGCTCATGAAGCTCTTGCCTTGTCCCGGAGGACCAGCAATCAGCATCATCTGTCCAAGACGGGGAACACCGTCCAAGGCTGCACGGTAGAAGCGTTGCAGCCAAGCAAAGAAGTAGTCCCGTGCGTGGCATCCAGCCACAGGAGCCGGGTCGAAGATGTTGTTGAAGAACTCATGCAGCCAAGGGAAGTCTGCTGGAGTGGCCTTCTCTGCGGGTAGCATGACCACATCTTGCGATGCCGTGTTGAGCATACGACCGCCGCCGTGTTTGACCACTGGCTCCTTGTTGAACATGAACGGTGCAGCTCCCATTACCCGGCGGGTCTCTTGCACCAGCATCAAGACTTGCTCTGCGTCGGTTGCCGTCTGGCCGGGTTTCAGTCGGTGGCTGATTCCACCTACCTTGAGTCGCATGAGAAAGTTGTCCTTGTTGTAGGCTTGCCAGACCTTGTTTGTGTAGATGCAGTAATCACCGGTGGAAGCGTCGTAGTAGGCATCCCCTGCGGCTTCAGCCAGCCGCTTTTGGGTGAACTCTTTGACGAACTCCTTCCCCAGTAGGTCCGCCCATGTCATCATGCCCTTGGTAGAGCGTGTTGAGAAGGCACGCATACCGACCTCGGTCACAACGCACCCCACGCGGTCAATGCCGTCGTCCACCCAGAATAGCGGGCCACGTGCTCCTGCGGCAAAGTCTGCTGTCCAGCGGGCTTTGAAAGCTGGGAACTTCTTCTCCAGTTCCGCAGCAACAACGTCGAGAGGAATCACCACGTCTCCGTTCTCTGATTCATGAATCAGACGGCCAAGGACCGAGAGGCAGGCGCTGGCGATCGTGTCTTTGGGAACTGGAGTTGAGCTCACACGTTCCCAAGCACGTCCCAACTCCCACATCTCTGTGGGTTTGTAGCTGGCTTCGTCAAACCCCGGAGCCAAAGTAGGAGCCTCCAGCTCTTTGGCGATCGCTCGAATGAGCTTGCTTTGATTCTTGGGCTCTTCCGGCAGCATGATGGGCTCTTCAAACTCCCAGATGACTCGCACCTTGTTTGAGAAAGTGGTGGTCACCCATGTTGGGCGGATGCGGATGGATTTCTTTTTGCACTTCTCTACCACCTTCTCCGGCTCAATGCCTGCCCCGTCGTAGTCTGCGGCAAAGCCTAGCATGATATAGGGAGGGTTCTCGTGAACTCCCGGACGTTGAGATGGGTTGACCCCCTCAAACAGCGTGTAGAACACGTGTTCTGTGGTGGGTTCCACACACCATTGCCTGTAAGCCTCCTTGTCTCTGAAGGTTGGGAGAGCCGGGAATGGCGTCGGCGGTAGCGTCATCGGGACGACTGCCGTGGAGATCAGATTCTTAATAGTTGGAAAGTTCATTTGAGTGGATAGCTGTCAAAAATTCCTCCCTCGGCGTCAAGCGGAAGGTCCGGCATAAAGTCAGGAGGGGTCCTCATGATGTGCAAGATCGTTTTCAAGGCTTCTTCGGCTTCATGCTCGGCCACAAGTGCCGTCAGTTCGTCGTGGACATGGAAGAGCACTGGGTAGCCAGCTTCTTCCACACGTAGGACCATGTTGGCAAACACGTCTCGGGCTGTTGCCTGCGTCAGGTTTTCCGTCAGGCTTCCTCCCCACCATTTGCGGCGGGTCATCCCACCTTTGAAGGCTGTTTCTGCGGACAGCCCACTCATGTTGGAGGGGCGGAAGTAACGGAGGATGCGGCCAGAAGGCAACTCAACCGAGTAGTCTTCCTTGCGTCGGGCGGATTGAATCATCCCTTTCTCCAAAGATTGCCAGATACCACCATGTCCGCAGATTTCAGGAGAGGATACCCGGAAGTCTCCCACGGCTCGTTCGGCTTCCCGCGGTGTCAGTTCTAGCCCGCACATATTCTTGGCCATGATCTGGAACTTCTCAGCTCCAGCACCGTAGCCCAGCGCCAAGACACGAGCCTTGGCTAGCGCGTAGAGCTCCTTGTCCTCATTCTTGAGTTTGCCCCCTGTCCACCCCATGGATGCCCGTGCGTGGGCCTCATAGATGGCGATGCCAGAGCGCAAGGCTGAGAGCATGGTTGTGTTGCCCGTCAGCCATGCAAGGCAGCGAGGCTCAATCTGGCTGAGGTCCGCGTTGACGAACTTGAATCCCGGGGGAGCCCGGAACATCTCGCGCACGTTGACGCCAAACATGAGAGAGCCGGGGAGGTTCTGCACGTTGACACCGTCACTGCCAGAGAAGCGTCCCGTTGTCGTGGCCCCAAAATAGAGCATACCGAAGTTCATGTTGCCGTTGTCTGTTCGGAGGCGGTTACGCATGGCCATCAACTTCTTGAGAAGTGTGTTGGTCCGGCGCACAGTTCGCATGGCGGACACCCAAGGATAGGTTGCGGAGTACGTATCTTCCCAGATGCGGCAATCCTCGGAGTCTTCTGCAAGGCTTGAGGGTGGCACGATTCCCACGGAGCGGCACTGCACTGCCAGCGCCTTGGGCGAGAGAGGTTTCTCTCCTTCCTCGACCCACGGTAGCAAGGCTTGCGCCTCGAAGTTCTGAGTCTCCAAGTCAGGGATAGCCGCTTCCAGTTTGTCACGATCTACGGGGATTCCTTCCCACGCCATCATGCGGGTATGGCGCGATATGGCCCGTTCATTCTTCGGCCACTTGTAGCCAAAGTTCGTCCATAGAGCTAAGCAGGCGTCGGCATCCGCGAGAGCATACTCCATAGCCTCCTTCTTGAACTCCTCCGAGCAGTCCGCCCAGCGTTTGCCCTGCAAGGCTGCACGCACATCCTTCTTGAGCGGAGGACTCTTGAGTAGGAACTCCCCCGCCTTTGACAGCGAGCGTGGGGCACCCAAGTAGGAGACGAGGTCTGCTGTGCAGTGTGTGACTCCGGGACGTGCCGTGTTTGGGATAGCGCCGTCTGAGCGTAAGCGATGCAGAATCAGCTCATCAAAGGAAGCGTTGTGGTGAAGCCAGCCCCATTCAGGACCAGAGATTTGTGACCAGTCGAAGTCATGTGGGTGGCCAACCCACCTCAGACCAGTGCTTGTCGAGACAGACAGCAGGTAAGCGTCAAAGTCCTTATGGAAGATGTAATTCCATGTTCCCTGAATCGTGACAGATAGCTCTTTGCTGTAATAGGTCTCGAAGTCAATAGCGGCTACTGGAGACGCCATACCAGATACTTCCTCCCGTGTTTGCGTGATGCGATGGAAATGCTATGCCGTGGAGCAATGACGTGCATCGAACGGACTTGTTTGAAGGATACTTCGACCGGTCCTTCTGGGTGAGGCTTGAGACTCTTGAGGAGAGCCGTGACGGATTCAGCACCTCCAGCCTTCTCAGAGGCTGTGGGCTTTTTCTTGGTAGTCTTAATAGTGGCAGGCATGGTAATTTTGAGGAAATGAGCCGGGGGCTGTTTTCACAACCCCCGGCTGCGGAGTTGGTGGATTAAACGGCTTGGAAGCCGTAGTTGTCAAATCTCACCTTTACGGATTTTGGCCGTGATAGCGGCGTCTTCTTCCTTGAGCTTACCAAGGAACCTCGGGTTCGGGGTGGCCCACGAGCCTTTGGCACCTTTGTTGATCTTGCTGGTCAGTTCCCAGCCACCACGCCACAGTCCATCCCGAAGCTGGAATTGACGGGAGGTCAGCAACGGTTTGGCAAAGCTGGTGTAGGAGCTGCGACCCACACTGAAGACGACAGGAGCCCAGAGCTTGCCGTCAATCTCGTAAATGAACAGGTCAATCACGGATGCAGAGTCTGGGTTCTTTTCGAGACCTTCTGGCATTTGGACCAGAAGATGGATGTGGGCGAGTTCAGAGAACTCTCCGTCGCGGAATCCGAAGACACCGCCGTCTGCCTTGACTTCCTCACGTGTGTTGAACACGCGGCCTTGCGCACCCGAGCCGTACTCAGTCTTCTCCTGATACTGCTTCTTGATGTTCAGCGCGATGAAGCGCAGTTCCTTACCAAGGTTGCACTCCTTGTTGAGGACGAATGCCCCGAACTCAAAGCGTTCCGGCAAATCTCCAGTGCGTTGCACCAGATTAAGCCGTGGCAGCTTGATGTCCGAGAAGTCAATGTCACCCTGCACGTCATCGTTGGCGGCTTGGTGAGTGACGACAGCCGTGGACTGGGCTGTGGTTGCGAGGGTGGCAGGGGCTGGAGCTGCTTCTGCTGGAGCAGGAGCTTCTTCAGTGGTTTCGACGACAGCGGTTTCACCGCGTTTGAATGAACGAGTCATGTTAGTTTATTGGGTTCGTTGGGTTCTCTATGCTTTGGTTTTGACCGGTACCAGTTTGTGGTACTTTCCGTCAGATGTAACGGCATCTCCTTCTGCAAGGAGTTCGTTCATCCGGTCTTTCTCGGATTGTTTCTTGCCGCGTGCGGCACCCTTGGCCCACAGCTCTTCCAGCTTGCCGACAGAGCAGCCAGTGGTGCAGGACAGAATGTCCTCCATTGTCAGACGCTCCTTGAGCGCCTCAAATGCGAGGACAGGGTTTGGAACTTTGCGTGGTGAGTTGGCTTCCACCAACGTGAAACCTTCTGGAACAATGTCGTCCACAAGAGCTTGTTGAAGTGCCCATGCCTTGATGTCTTCGGCCCACTTCTCTACGATGGCTGCCATGCGAAGTAGCACGCCAGTTTCCTGCGGGTCACGCACGTCTTCAAGGGTCACGACAGGATTCTTCGGCAGCTCCTTTACGCCCAGCTTCCCCGCCACAGTGATGACGTGTTTAGCGAGAGCACGGCAGCGAGTGCGGTTGCCACAGAAGTCACAGCTCTCACACAGCGGGTTGAGCATAGAAACCACAGACTCATCGTCGAAGAGGCTTTTCGCTTTGGTGGCACGATCAAGCACCAGACGGATTTCCTTCTCGATCTTCGGCAGGTCTTCACGGGTGAAGGTGTGCGTGCTGATGGTATCGAGGCGAGGCATGCAGAAGTGGACAGTGATTGTCTCCAACTCCGGGTGGCGATTGAAGACCCCCATCACGTAGGCTTTGCCTTGCAGATTCTTGGATGCAGGGCGGACTTCTATCTTGCCAAACTTGTGGTCAATGATGTGGGCATTCACACCATCTTTGAGGATAGCCAGTGTGTCGAGGTAGCCAAACTGCTCAAAGACTTCAACACGGATTTCCCGCTCCACGTGGGCGTCTTTAGGAATAACCTCGTCTTCATAGCCGATGGCCATCTCTGCGAGCATAGCCTCTTCTTCAGTGAGACCTGTTAGGTTGCGTGTCTCCACAGCGTTGTGGCATCGAGTGCCGGATTCTGCTGCGGTCATTGCACCTGCGTGGGATTTACCACTTACGTAGCCCGGGCAGATGGCAATGTCCTCAAGTTTGGATGGGCTGTATTCAGCGTGAGGGCGTTCGGCCACGGTTTCAGCAGCCTTGGGTTTTACGACCGCAGGCAGGGCAACTCCGGGGAGAGAAGAACCTTCTGGGATAGTAAGTTCGACGGGTATTTTTTCTTCGGTTTTAGGCATATCTTCTGGTTTGGTAGAGGTTGTTAATGCTAACTTGTCATGTAGTCTCCGCATGTTGTCAATTTTAATTTGCACAGCGGCCATCACTTTTTCTTCAACGCTCCCCGCAGCGAGCATCACGTACTGTGTAGTTTCACTGAGGGCTCCGGCGCGGTCAATTCGACCAAATACCTGCTCCATGATCTTGGCGTTGAAGGTTGGAGAGATCAGGGACATCCGCGGACGTTTAGAAGTTGCTGTGTGGTGTAGGTTCACCGCAGTTCCACCCGCAGCAATGTTACACAGCAGCACGTGTACCCTGTCACATTGGAAGTCTTCAATCGTCTTGTCTCGGTTCTTGGTGTCTTCGCCCCATACAACGCCGTAGCGGATGCCTCGCTCATCAAGGATTGACGCCAGCCCTCGAATCGAGTCGTTAAAATTCAAAAATACGGGGATGCTTAGCCCCTCTACGAGGCGCATCTCGATGAAGTCTGCGAGTTCTGGTAGCTTCAGCAGCTCAACTTTCTGGCGAGCTCGGGTCAAGGCTACCAGTGCTTCTGCCGGAGATCCTTCTAACTCCTCTTTTTCCTCTTTGATGGTCTCAAATAGACTGTCGAGTTGCTCTTTTACCTCTGTGTAGGCCCGTGTGATGTCCTTCATAGCCGCAAATTCCACTGGTTCCCAGATAATATGGGACCGTGTGAAGAACTTGGACATCTCTGCACGGGATAGTTGACTCCCTTTTAGTGGATAAATCATGCGATTAAGGGCTAGTAGGTTCTTTTCTGACCCTTTATCAGGAAATTCCAGAGCCCCCCAGAAGTTTTGAGTGCAGCCGTGCCGCAGACACCAGCCAAAAAAGTCGGTCAGACGGTGCAGATTGAGGAGGTAGCCGATGGCCCGCATCTCTGTGGGGTCTTCCGCAGCCGTTGCTGACAGCATGACCACAGGTTTGCCCTTGGCCCCGATCAGCATCTTGGCGTTTTTGGTATAGGTGCCCTTGCATGCGTGAACTTCGTCAAAGACCAGCAGGGTTTTTGGTGGCGTCGTCCAGACAAACTTGTCTTTCTCCCAACGACCAAACTCCGTCTTACCCATACGAAGCTTCTCGTAGTTGATCACCCCTACTTTTTTCGCCTTCTGCCCTGCAATTTCGCGCTCCCAGTTGGGGATTGCTGGTTTTGGGCAGATCACCATGATTCCCATGTCCAAAGCTTTCGCTAGTTCTGTCGAACAGATGGTTTTTCCTGTGCCAGTCTTGGAAGAGTCCAGTGCAGCCATGTTTGATTTGACTGCCTCTTCAAGATTTTTGACGTGCTCAACTTGAGGTGGGAATAGAGTCTTCATTTTAGGTAGGAAAATTTGATCGAGTCTTCCTTGGCCCCTCTCTGAATATGGACAGCCCCTAGAGCGAACCCGGCCTGCGGCCAAGGCTTGGGTGGAGTAGGAACAAAGAGGATTTCTTTGATTCCAAAGTTCTCATCGGCCATGTCTTGGCGGCGAGCTTTCATGAAAAAGGCGTTCACAAGACAGAGGAACACGACATTGGTTGAGCACTCCATAGACTTCTTGAGAAAGGCCCTAAACTTTGACCAAGGAGGGTTGGTGATAGTCCAGCAGACAGGCTCTTGCCTAGAGTCCAGAAAGTCAGCCCCCTCATCGAGCTCGTAAAACTCTACAAAACCGTTTGTCGCGTAGGGCAGCAAGGCTTCGTAGAAAGCTCCTTTGCCCCGGCAGGGGTCCAGAAGCATTCCAGATGGGTTGAAGTGTTCAACGATTGCTTTCGCCAGATCAGGCGGAGTATAGATGCGGTCATTTCCGCCTTTCGGAGCGAGGGGTCTTGGCATGTTTTTAGGTTTGAGCTTTATACTTTTTTTGATTCGAGTCCCCACTCAAGAATCAACACGGCATCTGCTACGGCGTGCGTGATTTTGAAGTTTGGGTAGCGGCGTTGAGCCTCAGCTTTGAGCTTGTTTTTCCATTCTGTATAGCCTCCAGCTGATTTACTACGGGAGCCAAGTTTGAAGTGCTTTTGCCAGTCATGGGGATTCACTTCGATCACTCGGATGTTCAATGCAGCACAGATGCCATAGATAACTCCAGCGTTTCGCTGCAACTTCGCCATGCTTGCCATCCCGCCCTTGGCCCCCGGGAAGAAGACTGGAAGTTTCTCAATAATGAGAGTAGCTCCGGGCCACTGACGGAGGAGGTCCGCAATATCGGTGTCAGTAGGAGGCATTGGGTGGATATGCTGAAGCCCGTTAGATGGGCTACCGATTGCAATTCCGCCTGAGAGCCCGGGGTCAATAGCAAGGATAGTTGACATAAGTTAGTCTTTTTAACCCGCTGCAATGACGGCGCAAGAGTTTAATTTACAGCGTGTTGTCTGGAGTAATACCAAACCACTCTTCAGCATCGGTTGGCAGCACAAGCCCCATGTAGTGCTCATGCAATACTCCCGGAGAATTGCCTACCTGCTCAGCTACCATGAAGGCGTTACGCTCCAGTGCCATCGAGTAGGTCACATAAGAATGGCGAAGCCCATTATTCTTCCAGACAACTCCAGCAGCGTGTTGAATGTCTTCTCTACGGTAGAGGGCATCTCGGACACTTTCTGTGACCACAGGTCCCGAAGCACGCTCAACTTTGCGTAGCCACGCAACCGCATTATCTGGTAACCGAGCCATACGACGGCGGGAAGTTTTGGTGATGTCCCCGTGTAACCGAGCAATCTTGTGGTCCAGCAAGATGTCTTCCCACTGAATCCGCATCACTTCTTCGGTGCGAAGACCCACGAACCCGCCCAACACCAGCATTGCCACTTGATAGTGCGTCCCTCTTTCTCCAGCAGCGGCTGCACGTAGCAGAGCTCGCATCTCTTCTGGGGTGAAGAACTCAGGGTCTCGGCGGGTCTTCTTAGGGCGGCGAATGCGTTGCGTTACATCTCGGCTGCCCCATGGCAGTAGGTCTGCGTTCTTGGCAAAAGCAAACACAGAAGACAGGGTGCGTAAGTGATTGAGCGCTGTCTCGGAAGAGTCAATGCCACGGAGGTAAGACTCCAGATCATCTTTGGTAATATCGTTGATATGGCGGTCTCCCCAAAGCGTCACAGGGCGTTTCATGCGAGACTTCACTGTCTTGATATGAACTTTGCTCAGTTGTCGGGTCTCGCAGTCCGTCAGGAACTGGTTGACGACCGAACGGAGGGAGGCATCTGTGTTTGTTGCTTGTAGTGTTGTTTCCATAAAGGTTGTTAAAACTAACTTTAGTATGCCAGCGGTCAAGAAAAATCCAAAGCCAGACATCAATTTTTACGGTCTGGAGTTCCCGGCCGACGCTTCTGAGCTTGACGTTGAGCTGGTCTGCTACCGTGATGGGGCTCCACTATCTCCCGGGCGTCCGCATCATTTTCGCAGAGTCGTAGATTTGTTATGGAACCACGAAGGCTCTTCCAAAAAGTTTATCTGGCACCCGTGGGCTGAGGAGATGAATGAAGTAGCCGCTCTCCACAAGTATCTCGGCGTAGCCGGGTGTGCATCTTCCGGCAAGACAGACTTCTTTGCTGTTTGGGGCATTGTGGAATGGCTGTGCGCCCCGCATGCGACCAAGGTCATCTACACTTCTACGTCCCTGAAGGACTCTCGTAACCGTATCTGGTCCACTGTGGAAGACTACTTCCAAGCTGTGCATGGTATGCCCGGCAAGCTGGTATCTTCTCAAGGGGTTGTTCGCTTCGACGCCAATGGGCTCCAGTCCGACAAGTTTGGGTTGTCCCTGATTGCTTGCGACAAGAAGAAAGGTAAGGAAGCCACCAACAAGTTCCTCGGGTATAAAGCCCCACGTTTGCGTCTTGTGGCTGATGAGCTTCCTGAACTTGCTGAGTCCGTGCTCACCACCGCCTATTCTAACCTTGCTCAGAACGAAGAGTTTCGCATGATTGGTATTGGCAACCCCAACTCCCACTACGACCCCTTTGGGCTTTTCTGTGAGCCTGCGGATGGGTGGCAGTCGGTCAACGAGTCGTTCTACCGCTGGAAGACCAAGCGAGGGTTCTTCATTCGTTTCGATGGGGAGCGGTCACCCAACATCCTCTCTGGCGTGGACACTTATCCGTTCTTGGTGACCAAAGCCAAGCTGGAGCAAGCCAAGTTGCTGGGTGAGAAGTCCCCTGCTTATTACCAAATGATGAAAGGCTTCTGGTGTCCTTCCGGGGAGTCGGATGCCGTCTATTCTGAGGCTGACATCGAAAAGTTCGGCGGCCAACTCAAAGCTGAGTGGGCTCCTGACGCGGCCAAGACTTTGGTGGCAAGCCTTGACGCTTCGTTCACGTTTGGCGGCGACCGTTGTTTGCTTCGTTTCGGCACCGTTGGGGCCTCTGTGGAGGGGCGCAAAGTGCTGGAACTTGGAGACGCCGTGATGCTTACCGGGGACGTGACAGACATGACCACTCCGCACTCCTACCAAATC